ATGGCACTGAATATTCCATTCAGAAATGCGTACTATCGTTTTGCATCCAGTTACTCATTTCTCTTTTTTATTTCCTGGTCGCTGTGGTGGTCGTTATACGCTATTTGGCTGAAAGGACATCTAGGGTTGACAGGGACGGAATTAGGTACACTTTATTCGGTCAACCAGTTTACCAGCATTCTATTTATGATGTTCTACGGCATCGTTCAGGATAAACTCGGTCTGAAGAAACCGCTCATCTGGTGTATGAGTTTCATCCTGGTCTTGACCGGACCGTTTATGATTTACGTTTATGAACCGTTACTGCAAAGCAATTTTTCTGTAGGTCTAATTCTGGGGGCGCTATTTTTTGGCTTGGGGTATCTGGCGGGATGCGGTTTGCTTGATAGCTTCACCGAAAAAATGGCGCGAAATTTTCATTTCGAATATGGAACAGCGCGCGCCTGGGGATCTTTTGGCTATGCTATTGGCGCGTTCTTTGCCGGCATATTTTTTAGTATCAGTCCCCATATCAACTTCTGGTTGGTCTCGCTATTTGGCGCTGTATTTATGATGATCAACATGCGTTTTAAAGATAAGGATCACCAGTGCGTAGCGGCAGATGCGGGAGGGGTAAAAAAAGAGGATTTTATCGCAGTTTTCAAGGATCGAAACTTCTGGGTTTTCGTCATATTTATTGTGGGGACGTGGTCTTTCTATAACATTTTTGATCAACAACTTTTTCCTGTCTTTTATGCAGGTTTATTCGAATCACACGATGTAGGAACGCGCCTGTATGGTTATCTCAACTCATTCCAGGTGGTACTCGAAGCGCTGTGCATGGCGATTATTCCTTTCTTTGTGAATCGGGTAGGGCCAAAAAATGCATTACTTATCGGAGTTGTGATTATGGCGTTGCGTATCCTTTCCTGCGCGCTGTTCGTTAACCCCTGGATTATTTCATTAGTGAAGTTGTTACATGCCATTGAGGTTCCACTTTGTGTCATATCCGTCTTCAAATACAGCGTGGCAAACTTTGATAAGCGCCTGTCGTCGACGATCTTTCTGATTGGTTTTCAAATTGCCAGTTCGCTTGGGATTGTGCTGCTTTCAACGCCGACTGGGATACTCTTTGACCACGCAGGCTACCAGACAGTTTTCTTCGCAATTTCGGGTATTGTCTGCCTGATGTTGCTATTTGGCATTTTCTTCTTGAGTAAAAAACGCGAGCAAATAGTTATGGAAACGCCTGTACCTTCAGCAATATAGACGTAAACTTTTTCCGGTTGTTGTCGATAGCTCTATATCCCTCAACCGGAAAATAATAATAGTAAAATGCTTAGCCCTGCTAATAATCGCCTAATCCAAACGCCTCATTCATGTTCTGGTACAGTCGCTCAAATGTACTTCAGATGCGCGGTTCGCTGATTTCCAGGACATTGTCGTCATTCAGTGACCTGTCCCGTGTATCACGGTCCTGCGAATTCATCAAGGAATGCATTGCGGAGTGAAGTATCGAGTCACGCCATATTTCGCTATCAGGATTCTGTGTGATGGTTACATCGCCCGGCCCAGGGCTGTTTAGTCATCAGCGCTTTCTGACAGTGCTGAGATTTCAACCTGTTGCAGTAAAAATGAGTAGATATAAGGCAAGTGTGCTGCCAAACCCATCTTTTACGGGGTGAAGGTAGATTTCGTTTGAAGGGTATCTGGTGTCCCCTGCAGACATCTACTTGGCGCGGCAGGGGGTTGATTGGAATGATATTTTTTAGATGTGAGAAATATTTTACCCGCTATTTTACCCATTAGCGCGGCTTAAGAGCTTATTTTTGAATTCACAATGGTCACGATATAACCATCTTGCTCGTCCGTGGATAACTTTGGCTTTTGGCAGGTCGCCGGACTTAATCCGGTCGTAGATGAAGGTTTTACCGAAGCCAGTATCGGCCATGATGAATTTCAAATCAACCAGTGAATCAGGCTGTAGTTCGTGTTGCATGAGTGCTATCTCCGAATAGGGAATCGAACCTGCAAATCAGGCAATAAAAAACCGCCATCAGGCGGCTTGGTGTTCTTTCAGTTCTTCAATTCGAATATTGGTTACGTCTGCATGCGCTATCTGCGCCCATATCATCCAGTGGTTATAGCAGTCGTTGATGTCCTCTGCTTCGATAACCCTGTCGAATGGCTCTCCATTCCATTCACCTGTGACTCGGAAGTGCATTTATCATCTCCATAAAACAAAACCCGCCGTAGCGAGTTCAGATAAAAGAAATCCCCGCGAATGCGAGGATTGTTATTCATTGCCGATATTTACATTTATTTCGAATATCTTTACTGGGTAATCGCCAAAGTCATATGTTTTTTATTCTGTTTTATAAGCACTACTAAGTACTGCTTATTACAAATAAGAAAAGGCTGAAAAAATATTTAAGGCCACAACTGTGGCCCTAAATTTACTTACGGCACTGCGTTAATCAGATTACAAATACCTCTTTTGGCAGGGTCTGAATTCAACTTCTGGAAATTGGCGTTCAACATAGCAGTGTGTAAGTGATTCTCAACCTCAAAGAATAGGTCGATTTTGCCCTCTTTGGCTGCATGTTTCTTCCAAACATTCACTTGGTCATCAGCAATACGACTGGCGCAAGTGAACAAGAACGAACTGCCTCTAGGAATGGATGTCGTGCTGTAATACTCACCATCTACTTCTACATATTTAGCTCGGAATGACTCTAAGGTTAGCTTATTGCCGTTCTTGACCGACTTAACTTCTGCCTTACTTGTTTCTTCCTGCTCTTCAGAATGTTTCTGCGTCGACGTGGGTATCTCATTGGCCGCTGTTACGCTGACTGAACTCCCCAAACCTTTGAGGCCATTAATTTGGATAAGATAAGCCAGCTCCAGAGCCTTATTATCAGTGAGTTTTCCACGCATATTTACCCACTGACGTTGAACCATTTTTAGGGTGTCTGCGTTCTCTGGGTTTTCTTTGAGGGCACTAGAATAGGCAGAGCTAAGCTGTTCGTCTAATTTTGACAGACGTTCGTTATCGCAGATTTTATGTTCGATTGCTGTCGAAGCCTTTTGGCAGTCAAAGCTGGCTGCAAATGCACCCGGCGATGCCACTAACAATGATGCCAGTAGGATATTTTTCATATTCACTCCATAAATACAAAAGCGCATTACTATAGCACTTAACCGATCGCTTATCTCGCCCGTTCGTCATTCTTATCTAACCAGAACATGCGGCTGCCACAGCACATGTCGAGGATCGCTGCATGTCCAGTCACCGGTTGCCTCCTTTGCGCAACATCGCATTCAGATATTTGTTGTCATTAACAGAACCGAAACTCTTTCTCTTAAGCAATTCCTCTCTCGATGGCATTGGCTTTACGCGTTGGCGAATAATCATTTCTGCCGGAAGAATGCCGGGATTGTATGCAAGTCCTCTCATGATTTACTCTCCACGAACTGGTCAATAGCCATGCTAAGTGACATACCTAAAGTTTCGATATGCTGCTGAATATCCTGTAGCGTCTGCGCCTGAGATAACAGGATTTCACGGTTACATAACTCTTTAACCAGATGCTCAAACTTGCTGTAATAACCGATACGGCTTAGTGTTTCTTTCCCTGCATTCTCACCTTCTTTGATAATTCCTCTTTCGCTAAGAATCAGGTCGTGTTTGGTTCCGGTAATAACGTATTTTCCGAGGTCGATGTTCAGCTTCATTGTTTTCATTGTTAATTCCTCAGTCATTACTGATAGCGCCATAGCGTGAGCGGTAATTACGCAGGCGCGGGTCAATTTCAGGGAAGTGGGTATATGTGGCTTTGCGGAATGGTCGGATTGATGTCTGGTAAATTCGCTCGCGTTCTTCTTTCTCTGCAAGCCATATACAGTGACGAAATTCCTTTTCCTCTTTCGTTTCCTGCGGTAGCGACATTATCCGATCGTAGTTTTTTCTGAATTTATCCAGCACCTCCGATACGGAATTGCCGGAACAGCGGCGCGGGTCATCCGCACCATACAGAGGCGCTGGCATAATGGAATCCTTATTTTGCTAATCTAGAAGGGAATTGAATCGTCGTATTCAGGATGATTTTGATGATTGCTACTTTGCTGCTGTTGGCTGTTTCCTGAAGTTGCAAATCCAATCTTTGCATTCAGTAATTCAAGAGTGATTGATTGACCATTTTGCCCCTGATAAACATCAACCCTGATGTTTTCTCCGGTAATTTCTACAATGCCTCCTTCAACCAGAACGCTACGATAGTAATCCGCTTGCGCTCCCGGCTTGGCAAATACAACGGCGCTGTAGTTTGTCCATTCTTTCTTTTTTGTCTGGCGATCGTAATACTGAACGCCAGCACGGATGTTGAATCCGATATTTTCCCCGGTCTGAAACTCTCTTGCGGGCTTGTTTAGTCTTACAGTAATCGAATGTGCCATTAAGCAGCCGCTCCTTCTAATTCGTCTCGTCTGATGTTGTAAACGTCCTGCGCTTTGTGCTGCTCCGGTGTGCCTTCGAGCATCTTCCACGCTTTGGCGAACGCCTGTTTAAGCTCTTCTACGGTGTTTTTCTGCATTGCTGCGTCAGTGAATGCTTTTAGAACCTGTTCAGGTGTAGGTGATGGTTTTGATTGCTTTGCTGCTGCGTTCTGCTGATGTTTATGCTCGTCGGTATCTGCATCTTTCGCATCATCAATGCCGAACAAACCATTGAGGCAATACTTGCGTGCATAAGAGCTTGTAGCTCCCGTAACTTGTGCAGAATCCATTCCTTTCTTGCTTTCTTCCTCTCGTGCAAGAGCGGTTGCCGTATGACTGTTTTCGCCATCGGTAATAGTTGCCGTGGCTTTCACGTAATACCGATCACCAATCAACACAACTTCATCGCTGATTGATAAAAACAGACCATTCAGTAACGGCTTAACGCCTTCAAGAATGTCTTCGCAGCTTCTGTATTTATATTTACCGAATGAGTTGTACTGATTCTTTGGCGCGTTCAGATTCTCCTGAATGGCTGCCAGCCTTGCATAAAATTCTTTGCTCATATGTTTGATCTCAGAATGGACACGGCCCAAGGAAATAACGCTGATTTAATACTTCGACTCGGGACAAATTAAGGCATACCCGCATTCCTTCGCGGTCACCATTATGGCGATACCAGAGAGCTTTCTGCGTGTACATGCGTCTCTGTAACTTGCTCTCCTTCACTGTGGTTGCAAGTGACATGAATATCTCCTTCGTTACCGATTAAATCTTTCATCTGACGAATGAATTCTTCGTCTGACCAGTTATCTGTAAAACTCATTTCCTGCGATACCACGGAAGGTTGATAGCTGATTTCATCGCTTTATTTGCTTCAAACCACATTTTGGAATCACCAATAAATCTGGCTATTACTGCTTTGTTTTGTGCAGCACGAAGCATCTGATGATTTATGGCTATTTCATTGCGCATAATAAGACCTCAACTCTTTTCCATCCGTCACGTAATTTACGGGTGATTCGTTCAAGTAAAGATTCATTTAGTTGGAAGGCACCCATGCGAGCGCCTCCCGCGATTGCGTAAATCATGGGTGGTTCCTTATGTTGGTTTTATTAGTAGGTTATTTTTGTTGCGAATACTTCGCCTTTTACGATGGCTGTTATGATATTTTTAGCAACATCTTCTGATGCACCAACCTTGATAAGGTCAGCAAGTATTTTGTTATTTACTTCTTTCCGGTGAGCTTTATCCTTTGCTCTACGCTCTTCTTCTTCCTTGATTCTTTTTTCTTCTGCTATTCTGGCTTGCTCTTTTGCTTCAGCATCGCGACGGATTCGTTCAGCCTCCTCCTGTGCTTTTCTGCGTTCTGCTTCAATTGCTGCCTGCTTTTCTCTTTCAGCTCGTTCTGCTGCCTCTTTTGCTTCGCGCTGTGCTCGCTGCTCGGCTTCAATGCGTTCACGCTCTGCACGTTCCGCTGCGGCCTTAGCTTCTGCTTCTCGCCTTGCTGCTGCTTCAATTTCGGCTTTTGCCTTTGCTTCGGCTTCTGCTCTGGCTTTCTCTTCAGCTTCTCTTTTTAAGCGTTCTTCATGCTCTCGCTTTTCCTGCTCCGCTTTGAGTCTTGCCTCTTCTCTTTGGCGGTCAAATTCGCGATCCATCAAAATAGCTATTTCATGGTCAGACTCAATTTGCTTTGCGAGAGCTTCAGCTGCTGCCTTAGCTTCTTCTTCGGCTTTAATCCGCGCCTGTTCTTCCTCATAATCAGTAAGAGGCTGGCGCGCCTTGGCTTTCAGTTCATCAAGGCGATCGCGCACTGTCTTGCGGTTAGCATCAATTAGCTTTGGAATTTCCTTCAGTTCAGCAACAAGGTCTTTGCCAAGACCATCGAGATATGTTTTCGTCTGCGCAACTTTATACGCCAGAGAAGCGATCTCCTTTCTGCCCTTTGCCGTTGTGATATCAGGCACAAAGGACATAACTTCACGTTCAACCTTTTGAAGGATTTCTTCAATCTGGTCGGCAGACTGAAATACAGTCATTGCATTTGCTTTTTCAATAACAACTAAATCTGTTACTTCACTCATATATCCTCCGTCAAAAAAATTGCCCTCACACTGGAGGGCAAAGAAGATTTCCAATAATCAGAACAAGTCGGCTCCTGTTTAGTTACGAGCGACATTGCTCCGTGTATTCACTCGTTGGAATGAATACACAGTGCAGTGTTTATTCTGTTGTTTATGCCAAAAATAAAGGCCACCATCAGGCAGCCTTGTTATTCTGTTTACCAAGTTCTCTGGCAATCATTGCCGTCGTTCGTATTGTCCACACCATTGATTTGTATCAATAGTCATACGGATAGTCCTGGTATTGTTCCATCACATCCTGAGGATGCTCTTCGAACTCTTCAAATTCTTCTTCCATATCTCACCTCAAATATGTGGTTTGCCGCGAAAGTAAATACGCTTAAGTTACCTGTTATTTATCCCACCAAGTTCCGTATCTATCTATCCAGTTACACCAATCATCGACACTCCATTTTGTTGTGTCGCATTTTGGCAACTGGCATGAATATCTACCTTCCTTGTAAAGTCGGCGTTTGACTTTCTTGAGCATGGCTCACCTCAATCGTAATAAGCTGGAATTGATTTTCCGCGTTGCTTCTGGCGGCCTGAGCAAGTCACCCCCATTTCACTGCGTGGCTTGCTGTACCATGTGCGCTGATTCTTGCGCTCAATACGCTGCAGGTTGCTTTCAATCTGTTCGTGGTATTCAGCCAGCACCGTAAGGTCTATCGGATTCAGTGCGCTTTCTACTCGTGATTTCGGTTTGCGATTCAGCGAGAGAATAGGGCGGTTAACTGGTTTTGCGCTTACCCCAACCAACAGGGGATTTGCTGCTTTCCATTGAGCCTGTTTCTCTGCGCGACGTTCGCGGCGGCGTGTTTGAGAGTCCATATATCATCCTTAGATAAATGGCCCCTCAGCGGGGCCGACAGTTATTGGCAGGTTGCGTACTTGCTGATGCAGGAGAAGATTTCCACGATTCGCGTCATTGTTGTTTCAGGACGCTTTGCTTCATCACGCATTGACTTCAACCAAGCCATAAAGTGTTCGTTATGTTTCATGTTCATCTCCTGTCAGTTAGCTTTGGTGGTGTGGTAGGTGGGAGACCCATTTCGACCTGCTTCGGCCGACTTCAATTCGGCAATAGTTCCGCAGGCCTCGCCGCTTTACGTGCGACATATTCCCATCCATGAACCCTTCACCACACCCCAAAGCCTTCTGCTTTGAATGCTGCCCTTCTTCAGGGCTTAATTTTTAAGAGCGTCACCTTCATGGTGGTTAGTACGTCCTGCTGATGTGTTTAGTATCACCGCTAGTGGTATTTGTGTCAACACCGCCAGAGATAATTTATCACCGCAGATGGTTATCTGTATGTTTTTTATATAGATTTATTTTTTGCAGGGTTGTGTGGCTTGGGAGGTGATCGAGAGATCAGAATTGCGTTGTTTAGTGAGTTGCACCTATTAATTTTAAAATAAATACAATTGGTTATGTGTTTTTAGGTGGGGCGATCGTGAGGCAAAGAAAACCCGGCTCGGTGGCCGGGTTGATGGGATTATCGTTTATTTCTTTGATGTTTCTTTGCAGACTCAGCTTGAGTGTTTCCATACCTGCGTTTACCGCTATTGTTTTTTCCTCTAGGCTTGCCTTTTTTTCGATCTTCCCACCAGTCAGGTGCCGGGTCTGGCTCAACATGTAAAGCATCGGCAAGTCCTGATATCAAGCTGTATGACTGAACTCCATCAATGTGCTCTGACAGTGATGGGGTAACATTCTGTCTTAGTGGATCAAGAATAAAATCAATACCTTTAATTCTGGCGTGTTTGGCGGCAGGCACAAAGTCTGAGTCCCCAGCAACAAGGACAATTACATCAACAAGTTTTTCATAAGCTAAAGTCGTGATATCCATCCCTAGCTTGATATCAACTTGTTTTTGTTTGATGTCATAGTAAAAATCATCATTTGTCAGTTCATCCCATTTTTTCGTTCCTTTCATCAGAGCATCAAGGGAGAATGTAGTTAGTTGCCATCGCTTATTATCAACAAGATTCCCTAATCTTAAGGCTGTTTTTCGAGTTTTTCTTAACTCTTCATGCAGCTCCGTTCTCAGAATATATGATTTTTCGAGTTTGAAATTCTTGCGACCAGGCGTCTTATTGCCATGCTCAGGAAGTGGAAGGCGTGTTTGAATGTCGAGTGGTGGACAGTCATAGAAGTAAATTCTATAAAGCTCAAGCGGTTCCCTACGTTCTTGTGATTGACGTTTTCCATTAAGATGGGAAAGAACCATTGACCATATTACTTTCATTATGCATTGCGCAGTCAGTTCATGCTCGGCGAAGTGTTTACGATGCGTAGCATGAACACGCTGCATGAAAAAACCCGCATCAATTAAAATTGCTGCTTTCTTCATAAGAGTCCCAAAAAAATAGCCCAGAGCCGTTATGCAGATATTAACAATTGTCTGCGAACGGGGCTGGGCTTGGTTTAATTAATCTATGCCAAGTTGACTGTGCCGTCAACATAAAACTTACTTCCTATCACCCAAACGTCTCTTCAGGCCACTGACTAGCGATAACTTTCCCCACAACGGAACAACTCTCATTGCATGGGATCATTGGGTATTGTGGGTTTAGTGGCTGTAGAAACACCTGACCGCTATCCCTGATCAGTTTCTTGAAGGTAAACTCATCACCACCAAGTCTGGCTATACAGAAATCGCCTGGCTCAACAGCCTGCTCAGGGTCAACCAGAATTAACATCCCGTCAGGAAAGCTGGGCTTGGATCCTGTTGGTGCGGTCATGGAATTACCTTCAACCTCAAGCCAGAATGCAGAGCCACTGGCTTTTTTGGTTGTGCTTACCCATTTCTCCGCATCGCCTTTGGTAAAGGTTCTAAGCTCAGGCGAGAACATCCCGGCCTGAACATGAGAAAAAACAGGGTACTCATACTCACTTCTAAGTGACGGCTGCATACTAACCGCTTCATACATCTCGTAGATTTCTCTGGCGATTGAAGGGCTAAATTCTTCAACGCTAACGTTGAGAATTTTTGCAAGCAATGCGGCGTTATAAGCATTTAATGCATTGATGCCATTAAATAAAGCACCAACGCCTGACTGCCCCATCCCCATCTTGTCTGCGACAGATTCCTGGGATAAGCCAAGTTCATTTTTCTTTTTTTCATAAATAGCTTTAAGGCGACGTGCGTCCTCAAGCTGCTCTTGTGTTAATGGTTTCTTTTTTGCGCTCATACGTTAAATCTATCACCGCAAGGGATAAATATCTAACACCGTGCGTGTTGACTATTTTACCTCTGGCGGTGATAATAGTTGCATGTACTAAGGAGGTTGTATGGAACAACGCATAACCCTGAAAGATTATGCAATGCGCTTTGGGCAAACCAAGACAGCTAAAGATCTCGGCGTATATCAAAGCGCGATCAACAAGGCCATTCATGCAGGCCGAAAGATTTTTTTAACTATAAACGCTGATGGAAGCGTTTATGCGGAAGAGGTAAAGCCCTTCCCGAGTAACAAAAAAACAACAGCATAAATAACCCCGCTCTTACCCATCCCCGCCCTGAAAAAGGGCATCAAATTAAACCACACCTATGGTGTATGCATTTATTTGCATACATTCAATCAATTGTTATCTAAGGAAATACTTACATATGCAACTTACAAGTACTCGCAAGAAAGCGAATGCAATTACAAGCAACATCCTGAATCGAATTGCTGTACGTGGTCAGCGAAAGGTTGCTGATGCATTAGGGATTAATGAATCGCAAATTTCGCGATGGAAAGACAGCTTTATCCCAAAGATGGCCATGCTTCTGGCTGTGCTGGAGTGGGGGGTTGAAGACGAGGAATTAGCAGAGCTGGCAAAGAAAGTAGCCATGGTGCTGACAAAAGAAAAGCCTCAAGACTGCTGCAACAGTTTTGAGGCCTGATGTAGAAAGACTGGATCAATCCACAGGGGTAATTATGACAAAACGTCGTAAGAAATACCAGGAAAAAGAAGAGATTCGACACCCTGATTCACCTGAGGGATTAGTGGTAGCCGCAGCAAATAACAGGGCGTTCGCAGAGCGCCTTGTTGGTGTTTACAGACTAGCCAAAGCAGGAGTGAAACATGGGCGTCGTTAAGTTAGCTGATTACAGGCATAACCCTGTACAACATCAGGAGGCATCCAGTATGGGGTATGTCTCTATACACCGCCAGTTTATGGACAGCAGGCTCTATAAGGACTCTCAGGCAGTACATCTTTGGCTTCACTTAATCCTCAAGGCTAATCACGAATCTACTGTCGTCAATACGGATATCGGGCCGATAACTGTTGATCGCGGTCAGATGATAACTGGACGCCCGTCGCTGGTCAGAGAAACATTCATCCCCGACAACAAAGTTCGGAGCTTATTACGGACTTTTGAGTCGAAAGGGATGCTTAATATTTGCTCGATGGGGAAGAAATTTAGCCTGTTTACAATCGTTAAATATGACGATTTTCAGGCAAAAAATTGTCCAACGGTTGTCCAACGGTTGTCCAACGCAAACACCAGTAATGGCGCGCCTCTCAGCGGAGATTGTCCAACGGTTGTCCAACGGTTGTCCATAAACAATAATATAAATAATATCTCTAATACTGACGTATTAGAGAGTGCCACAGCAGACAAAAAGTCTGACAAGAAAAAACCTTCCGTCAGCTGTCAGGATGTTGTCGATGCTTACCACGAAATCCTTCCTGAAGCGCCAAGAATCCGCGCACTGAATGACAAGCGTAAAAACCAGATCCGAACGTTCTGGCGCAAAGCCGGAGTGATAACCCGACAGCTTGACGGGCATGGTTTCACGATGCAGGACTGGAGAAATTATTTGAGCTACGTAGGCGAAAATTGCCGATGGATGTTCGAAGAGCGCCCAAACCATCAGCGCGGAACCGTCTGGCACAAAAAGGGATTTGATTTCCTGCTTAACGATAATACCTACCTGAAAGTTCGTGAGGGTGAACACGATGACCGATAATTTTTATGCGCCGCCCCATAGCATCGAGGCAGAGCAGGCGGTGATTGGTGGATTGCTTCTGGATGATGACAGCAGTGAGCGCGTCCAGAAAGTTCTGGCGATGCTGAAGCCTGATTCATTTTACAGCCGACCACACAAAATCCTTTTCGAAGAAATAACCAGAATGCACCGTGAGCAAAAGCCAGTAGATGGCCTGACGCTTTTCGATGAACTGGAGCGTAAATCGTTAACGGCGTCTGTTGGCGGTTTTGCTTATATCGCTGAGATCGCAAAGAACACGCCAAGCGCAGCAAACATCGTTGCCTATGCAATGCAGGTTCGTGAAACCGCAATGGAACGCTACGCCATCAACCGCATGACTGAAGCGACGGAATTGCTCTATTCCCGCAACGGAATGACTGCAATGCAGAAGTACGAAGCTATTCAGGCGATTTTCACGCAACTGACAGACCATGCAAAAACCGGATCGCGTCGCGGCCTTCGCTCATTTGGTGAGGTCATGGAAGACTGGGTTAGCGACCTTGAGAAGCGATTTGACCCATCAGGCGAACAACGGGGAATGAGCACAGGGATCCCATCGCTGGACAGGATGCTGTCACCGAAAGGTCTGGTGAAAGGCTCTCTGTTTGTCATTGGCGCTCGCCCTAAGATGGGGAAAACGACGCTATACAGCCAGATGGCAATCAATTGCGCAGTGCATGAGAAAAAGCCCGCTTTGATGTTCAGCCTTGAAATGCCAGGTGATCAGATACTGGAAAAACTGGTAGGACAGAAGTCAGGTGTTAACCCGAATATTTTTTACCTTCCGGCGACAAATGACGCTGATGACGGCTATCAGGGTGATTACGATGGTGACTTCAACAGGGCGATCGAAACAGCCAATCGCTTGAGTGAAATCGACATGCTTTACATCGACGACACGCCGGGATTATCTCTGGCTCAAATCGTCAGCGAAAGCCGTCGAATCAAGCGAGAAAAAGGATGTGTTGGCATGATTCTGGTCGATTACCTGACACTAATGACCGCTGAGAAGGCCGATCGCAACGACCTTGCTTACGGCATGATCACCAAAGGACTGAAGAACCTTGCCAAAGAGCTTGATTGCGTTGTTGTGCTTCTGACGCAGCTTAACCGCGCACTGGAAAGCCGAACCAATAAACGCCCACTACCAAGTGACTCACGAGATACAGGGCAGATTGAACAGGATTGCGATTATTGGGTGGGGATCCATCGTGAAGGTGCTTTTGATGACAGTGTTCCACCTGGTGAAACCGAACTAATCCTTCGTCTCAATCGTCATGGCAATACCGGCACGGTGTATTGCATTCAGGCAAATGGCGCTATTTATGACACAGACCAACAGTCTGCTGAAATGCGCCGCCGTGAACGCGAGGAACCGCAGTCCAAGAAGAAAGGAGGATTCTGATGACCATCTACATCACTGAGCTAATAACAGGCCTGCTGGTAATCGCAGGCCTTTTTATTTGGGGGAGAGTAAATCGTGGTTGAGTTTATGCTCGTCGCACTCAAATTCGTTGGCGTTGGATGGATTCTTCTGACGTTTTTTATTGTTCTGCATAGCTACATTCGTCTTGTGAATGACGGTAAAGACCCATGGTATACGTTGTTTGGCGCTGCATTTGTCTGGGTGATTATCGGTGTTGCGCCTGTCGCTGTAGCAAAAATGGCGTGGCGTTTTGTGAGTTGAACTGAGGGTAAGTATCGATGGACGAATCAAGAAAGCAGTTTGAAGAATGGTTTGAAAATTACACCGGATGTGATCCTAAAAATAAAATATACGCCAATATGGTTGAGATGTATTGGCAAGCGTGGCAGGCATCGCGAGCAGCTATCGAGATTGAGCTGCAAAAGCCAAAGAAAGGCCCACTTCCCGGTGATTATCACATTGGCTATGACTCAGGTGCAGAATCGCAATACGAAAGCGATGTAGAGGCTATCCGCGCCGCTGGAATCAAAGTGAAGGAGTGAGCATGAGTCGACGAAGTAGCTTTTTGGGGTTTGTAATATTCCTGTTCTGCACTGGTTACATCGTAATCTGGTCAATTTCGAACATTGACCGTGGCGGGGAATATCTCATTGTAATGTTCTTTCCTTTGTTTCTTGGGTGGTACGCCGCAAGGTTGCTGGAAGAATGGGGTTACAGGCATAAAAAATAAAGGAGTGTTCAGTGAAGCAAACAATATTCCTCCGAACTAAGCAACAACAGCAAGCCGCAATCAACGCCATCCTCGCAACACCACTCGATAAAGACAAGCCAGTCACCATCCGCATTATTGACTACAAGCGCAACCTTGATCAGAACGCAAAATTTCACGCGATGCTGGCGGATATCGCACGTCAGGTTCAATGGTGCGGCAAATGGTTAAAACCGGAACAATGGAAGGTTTTGTTGATCAGCGGTCATGCAGTGGCAACAAAACAGGAAGCTGATGTTTTGCCAGGCCTTGAAGGCGAATACGTCAACATTCGCGAAAGCAGCGCGCAGATGAGCGTGAAGCGTATGGCAAGTCTGATTGAGTACACGACAGCATGGGCTATTGGTCAGGGTGTCAGATTTACCGACAGGAGGTACGAATGAGACGACAGCGACGAAGTATCACCGACATCATCTGCGAAAACTGCAAATACCTTCCAACGAAGCGCTCCAGAAATAAACCCAAGCCAATCCCAAAAGAATCTGATGTGAAAACATTCAATTACACTGCTCACCTGTGGGATATCCGGTGGCTAAGAAATCGTGCGAGGAAATGACAATGGATTATTCACAGTTAAGTGATTTTGAAATTAACGTGGCGGTATTCGAAGCCATTCATAACGGATCACCGGATTACAAAGAAGGTGAGAATGGCGATATGGTGTTTGTCTCATTTGAGGGAGACATTGTAAACGGAGACGCAGTTGAAGTAGAAGTTGAGCGCGGATCCTTTAACCCATGCGCAAACCCAGCAGACGCATGGCCGATTATTGAAAAATACAGGATTAGCATTATCAATCTCGATGAAGACGAGTGGGGTGCACGCGGTGTGGCCTACTGTAAATCTAAGCGAGCTATACATGAAAATTCCCTCCGCGCCGCCATGATTGTCTTTCTCATGATGCAGGACGCCAATAATGCTTAGCCCATCCCAATCCCTCCAATACCAGAAAGAAAGCGTCGAGCGGGCTTTAACGTGCGCTAACTGCGGTCAGAAGCTGCATGTGCTGGAAGTTCACGTGTGTGAGCACTGCTGCGCAGAACTGATGAGCGATCCGAATAGCTCAATGTACGAGGAAGAAGACGATGGCTAAACCAGCGCGAAGACGATGTAAAAACGATGAATGTCGGGAATGGTTTCACCCTGCATTCGCTAATCAGTGGTGGTGCTCTCCAGAGTGTGGAACCAAGATAGCACTCGAACGACGAAGTAAAGAACGCGAAAAAGCGGAAAAAGCAGCAGAGAAGAAACGACGACGAGAGGATCAGAAACAGAAAGATAAACTTAAGATTCGAAAACTCGCCTTAAAGCCCCGCAGTTACTGGATTAAACAAGCCCAACAAGCCGTAAACGCCTTCATCAGAGAAAGAGACCGCGACTTACCATGTATCTCGTGCGGAACGCTCACGTCTGCTCAGTGGGATGCCGGGCATTACCGGACAACTGCTGCGGCGCCTCAACTCCGATTTGATGAACGCAATATTCACAAGCAATGCGTGGTGTGCAACCAGCACAAAAGCGGAAATCTCGTTCCGTATCGCGTCGAACTGATTAACCGCATCGGGCAGGAAGCAGTAGACGAAATCGAATCAAACCATAACCGCCATCGCTGGACTGTCGAAGAGTGCAGGACCATCAAGGCGGAGTATCAACAGAAACTTAAAAAACTGCGAAACAGCAGAAGTGAGGCTGCATGAATATCTACGAAAGAATTGATGGCAGCAAATACCGAAATATTTGGGTAGTTGGCGATCTGCACGGATGCTACACGAACCTGATGAACAAACTGGATACGATTGGATTCGACAACAAAAAAGACCTGCTTATCTCGGTGGGCGATTTGGTTGATCGTGGTGCAGAGAACGTTGAATGCCTGGAATTAATCACATTCCCCTGGTTCAGAGCTGTACGTGGAAACCATGAGCAAATGATGATTGATGGCTTATCAGAGCGTGGAAACGTTAATCACTGGCTGCTTAATGGCGGTGGCTGGTTCTTCAATCTCGATTACGACAAAGAGATTCTGGCTAAAGCTCTTGCCCATAAAGCAGAAGAACTTCCGTTAATCATCGAACTGGTGAGCAAAGGTAAAAAATATGTCATCTGCCACGCCGATTATCCTTGTAACGAATACGAATTTGGAAAGCCAGTTGATCCTCAGCAGGTAATCTGGAACCGCGAACGAATCGGCAACTCACAAGACGGGATCGTGAAAGAAATCAAAGGCGTGGACACGTTCATCTTTGGTCATACGCCAGCAGTGAAACCACTCAAATTTGCCAACCAGATGTATATCGATACCGGCGCAGTGTTCTGCGGAAACCTCACATTGATTCAGGTACAGGGAGAAGGCGCGTGGGCATAAGAGAACTAAACCTCACCAAAGAACAGCATGAGTGGCTGAATGGCTGGCTTGAACTGTGGGGCGCATGGGTTTATTCAGGTCGTCTGGAAAAGCGCATGAGCAGCGTAATAGCGAAGTTCATGGAGAGCGTAGAGCCGGGAAGAGTTATGACAAGGCCAATGTGTAATGATGACGATGGAATGTTGATTTCTCAGGTCGTCGATTCCGTCATGTACATTGACAAGAAAGCCTTTGGCATCCTCCTAAGCTACTACGCTCATGGTTCATCTAAGCGAGCAATTGCATCCTACTATCACGCGACTGCAAAGCCACGCAAGATGTGTGGACGTGGTGGCGAGGGATGGAGAAAACCTTCACTGGCAACCTGTAGAAACGAAATTGACGACATCCTGAAAGCGTCATTATTTGTTTTATACCAGCCAATGCAAAATGCTTTTAAAATGCGTAAACGTGTTGAGAAAGTTAAGCATGTTGCTGTTAAAAGCCTTGACATGCAATTATCCATTTAGCCATAATTAGAAGGTAAGCTGCCATTAGTGACTCTTAAGTTGCAACGGTGGCTTTTTTTATTTGGGTCAGTCGTATAAAGGTCATTACGGAAGGCTGTTAACCTTCTTATCGTGGTTCGAGTCCACGCTGTCCCGCCAAACATGCTGTTTTAGCTCCAATGGTAGAGCGGTCGCCTTGTAAGCGAATGGGTAGCGGTTCAAGTCCGTTAAACAGCACCATAACTGAGCCGTAGCCACTGGCTATCCTGAATTCATCAGTGATAGTTACGCTGCGGCCTTCTACACATGATCTTCGTGAAAGCGGGTGGCAGGAGGTCGCGCTAACAGCCTCCTGCCGTTTTGCCCGTGCATATCGGTCACGAACAAATCTGATTACTAAACACAGTAGCCTGGATTTGTTCTATCAGTAATCGACCTTATTCCTAAATAAATAGAGCAAATCCCCTTATTGGGGCTAAGACATGAAGATGCCAGAAAAACATGACCTGTTAGCCGCCATTCTCGCGGCAAAGGAACAAGGCATCGGGGCAATCCTTGCGTTTGCAATGGCGTACCTTCGCGGCAGATATAATGGCGGTGCGTTTACAAAAACAGTAATCGACGCAACGATGTGCGCCATTATCGCCTGGTTCATTCGTGACCTTCTCGACTTCGCCGGACTAAGTAGCAATCTCGCTTATATAACGAGCGTGTTCATCGGCTACATCGGTACTGACTCGATTGGTTCGCTTATCAAACGCTTCGCTGCTAAAAAAGCCGGAGTAGAAGATGGTGGAAATCAATAATCAACGTAAGGCGTTCCTCGATATGCTGGCGTGGTCAGAGGGAACTGATAACGGACGTCAGAAAACCAGAAATCATGGTTATGACGTCATTGTTGGCGGAGAGCTATTCACTGATTACTCCGATCACCCTCGCAAACTTGTCACGCTAAACCCCAAACTCAAATCAACAGCCGCCGGACGCTACCAGCTTCTTTCCCGTTGGTGGGATGCCTACCGCAAGCAGCTTGGCCTGAAAGACTTCTCTCCGAAAAGCCAGGACGCTGTGGCACTGCAACAGATTAAAGAGCGTGGCGCTTTACCGATGATTGACCGCGGTGATATTCGTCAGGCAATCGACCGTTGCAGCAATATCTGGGCTTCATTGCCGGGCGCTGGTTATGGTCAGTTCGAGCATAAGGCTGACAGTCTGATTTCAAAATTCAAAGAAGCAGGCGGAACGGTCAGAGAGATTGAGGCATGAGCAGAGTCACCGCGATTATCTCCGCTCTGGTTATCTGCATCATCGTCTGCCTGTTATGGGCTGTTAATCATTACCGTGATAACGCCATCGCCTACAAAGCCCAGCGCGACAAAGCCACATCCATCATCGCTGACATGCAGAAGCGTCAACGTGACGTAGCAGAACTCGACGCCAGATATACAAAGGAGCTTGCTGATGCTAACGCGACTATCGAAAGTCTCCGTGCTGATGTTTCTTCTGGGCGTAAGCGCCTGCAAGTCGCCGCCACCTGTGCAAAATCAACGACCAGAGCCAGCAGCATGGGCGATGGAGAAAGCCCAAGACTTACAGCAGATGCTGAACTCAATTATTACCGTCTCCGAAGTGGAATCGACAAGATAACCGCACAGGTCAACTACCTGCAGGAATACATCAGGGCGCAATGCCTGAAATAATTTTTTTGCAAATCACAAAGTCCATTTAATGAGCCTCGCGATGCGGGGCTTTTTTATGTCCGCAGTAAATGCGCATCTCACGCGCATATTCACGAGAGCCTTTCAGTAAGCGAGCCTGAGAAATGCCGTTATAGGTGGCGACCTCTCTCGGGCGGCTTTTCTGTGAGACAGGCTCACTTTCTAAAAGGTAAAGACGCTATGAATAATCATTCAGTTATTCCAGCCTTCGACTTCCGAGAAATGGTGCAAGCCAAAAACGGAGAGGTCGTTACCACATCCAGAAAAATTGCCAAGTACTTCGGCAAGCGACACGGTGATGTTCTCAGGAAAATCGAGCAGGTTAAGGCTGATTGCTCGCGTGAGTTTAGCCAACGCAATTTTGCGTCGGCTGATTATATCGATGAGCAGGGCAAGGTTCGCCCGATGTACAGCCTGACGAAAGATGGCTGGATCATGGTTGTGATGGGGTTCACCGGGAAAGCTGCTGCGGCAATCAAGGAGAGCTATATCGCAGCATTCAACTGGATGGCAGAGCAACTGAGCCGCCGCATGGCAATTGGCGAAGAAATGCAGCACCGCTACGCCATCAAAGAAACACGCTCAAAGCTGAAAGGTACGATCGGCAGTCGGTTAATGAACGAACGGAAGAAAGAGAAGCGTGTCCTGGCTGTCGAGCATGAATACATCTTGCAGGTGACACAGCCTGAACTGCTGATTAATTGAAGATGTCATTACAAAGCCTATCTACGGGGGGCTTGATAATGGCTTATACCCTGCACGGGATAACTTAACTGATATCCCTTTTAACGGATAAACGGAGCCAACAATGGCAGAGAATGTCGGCATTATGGCAGTGAAATTTGGATTAATCGAGGATTAGAAAGATAGAGGCGAGCCGGTTAAGTAGAAGTGAATCAGGCTCAAAAGGAAGCAGATGACAGCGAAGGTTATTTTGTGATTGACGATTGTTCTAAACAAACTGATTTTCAACATTTATTCTCCTTTTTGATTATTGGGCGAAGTCTGATTTCTATTGTGTAACTTATTCCTCCTGTGGCTGTTCCTACTCGTGTAACATTAAAGGCCTTGAACGGTTATTTTTCGTTCTATACTCGCCACTATTGAGTGTCCAACGTGTTGGACAAGCCCTTCCTAATAGTGAGTCTTAATAGCTTCTGAGCAGTCTTTGTCTCTTATAAGAGACAAGCACATCCATGCCGGCAGACAAAGGTAGGTACCGAAAGAGGCGTTCAATAATTTTATAAAGTTCTGCAAATGATGCCTTTTTGTATCATTGACAGAGTTTTATGTGAGTTTACGGGTACTGCGGTGTCGAAATTACCGAAATGGCATCAAAGCAACCCAGAGGATTATTCTGTATGGCTGGAAATGACAATCGCAGACCATACCCTCCCGTCAACTTCACTGGCGAAAACTGGCTGCCTTATACCCGGCTGATCCCTGCTGCCGAAATCGGCGAATGGGTAAATCAGAACATCCTCTCCGAAGATGGCCGAATCCATAACCCTGACCATGCGCACTTGCTCGATGCTGATGTCGCGTTCATGTGGGCCTCTGGCTCATTCGCCAAAAGCGGCCGCATTGTGCTGGGCCAGTGTGAGCAGGTAATGATGCGCGCCGGTGGCTGGCAGAAAGCCAGAATGGAGCAGCAGATGCATGAATGGTTCGGACGCATACCGAAGTTCATCATCACCCTGGCTGCTGACTACTGCGAGCAATGCAACGATCTGGAGTTCTGCGCACTGGTAGAGCATGAGCTTTACCACATCGCCCAGGCTACCGATGACTATGGCGCGCCGAAATTCAACAAAGAGACCGGTATGCCGGTGCTCAAACTTCGCGGCCACGACGTCGAGGAATTCGTCGGAGTTGTCCGGCGTTACGGCGCCAGCAAAGACGTGCAGGAAATGGTGGATGCTGCGAACAGGCCGGCGGAGGTTGCTCATATCGATGTTGCCAGAGCGTGCGGGACGTGCATGCTTAAGCTGGCGTGATTTTATACTGCTTTATACGGATGGTGAGTTATGGCTGCACTAAAACCAGAAGTGAGAGCCTTTATCATTCAAGAGCTTGCATGCTTTGATACGCCATCCCAAATCGTCGAGTCCGTACAAAAAGAATTCAAGGTTCAGGTAACGCGCCAGCAGGTGGCATCGCATGACCCGACAAAGGTGGCAGGGAAAGGTCTGGCTCAAAAATGGGTCGAACTTTTCAACCTTACCCGCGACCGCTTCCTCAACGAAATCTCCGACATTCCGATCGCCAATAAAGCCTACCGCCTGCGCGTCCTTCAGCGAATGTCTACGACTGCCGAAGGTATGAAAAACCTCGGCATGACAGCTCAGTTACTGGAGCAGGCTGCAAAAGAGGTTGGCGACGCCTACAGCAACAAGCAAAAGGTCGAGCTGACCGGTAAAGACGGCGGCCCACTGAATCAGGTGACGTACACCGCTGAAGACTATGCGAAGGCCCAGCAGAAGCTGGAGGGAAGGTTAGAAGGGCTGGACTGATATGAGCGGAATTATCGAATGGGATGACCTGTCATTCCCGGAGCGCGTGATCATCCGTTCAAAGTCCACGAAGTCATTCCTGAACTTCACCCGGATATGGTTCGAGCTGATTCAGGGCGATCGGCTGCTGGTTAACTGGCATCACCGCCTGATGGCTTCGAAAATTGATGATCTGCTTGCCGGGCGCCTTGTCCCGCGAAACCTGATTATCAACATCCCCCCTGGCGGTACGAAAACAGAGTTCTTCTCCATTCACTTCCCGGCGTATGTCAACGCCCTGGTGCAGGAGAAGCGGCTCAAACGCTTTCGCAACCTGAATATCTCTTTTGCTGACACGCTGGTAAAGCGTAACAGCCGGCGCACCCGCGACATTATCGCCAGCCGTGAATATCAGGAGTTCTGGCCCTGCTCGTTTGGTGTCAACCAGGCAGAAGAGTGGGAGATAAAGGACGAGCGAGGGCGCTCTATAGGCCAGACGGTATCGCGCTCAAGCAACGGGCAAATCACCGGTGGTCGTGGTGGATACTACGGACCTGAGTTCTCCGGCATGGTGATGCTGGACGACTACAACAAGCCGGTGGACATGCTCAGCGAGTCCCGACGCAAAAGCGCGAATACGCTGCTGGTAAACACCATTCGATCACGCCGCGGCGATAAGTCGAAAGAGCACCCGACTCCGTTTGTGAGCATCCAGCAGCGCCTGCACACCGACGACGCAACGGGCTTCATGCTTGCCGGCGGAATGGGCGTGCCGTTTCACCATGTCGCCATACCGGCCATGATCGACGAGAAGTACATCCAGTCGCTCGATGAGCCATGGCGTTCGCTTTGCTGGGAAACGGTAAAAGATACCGATTCTGTGGTCGTTGGCGGCGTTCGCTACTGGTCCTACTGGCCGCAGATGGAAGACGTTAACGACCTCCTGCAGCTGTGGGAAAAGGACCGCTACACCTTCCTGTCGCAATACCAGCAAAACCCGATGGCGCTGACTGGCGGGATTATCGACACCAGCTGGTTCAGAACGTACACCACGCTGCCGAAGCTTACGCACCGTGCCGTGTATGTCGATACGAACAGCGGGAAGGTAGAGGACTGGCTGGATTACACCGTGTTTACGCTGGCTGGCATGGGCGTGGACGGGAATCTGTACATCATCGACGTCGTTCGCGGCCGGTGGGACCCGGAAGACCTCCTGAAGAAAGCGGAAGAGGTTTGGGAAAAATGGCGCCTGTCTGGCTCCATGCGGGTTATGCCGCTCCGCCACATGGCCATTGAAGAGAAGCAAGCCGGACAGGGCCTCATCACCACGCTGAAAAAACGTAGTCAGACCCCAGGGCAACTCGCCATCCCGGTGAGGGAAATCCCGCGCGGAACCGGACAGAACAAGCTCGTTCGCTGCCTTAACGTCATCCCCCAAATCAAAACCGGGAAAGTGTTTGTCCCCGCGACGCACACCGAAGACGGACAGAAGCTTTCCAGCATCTTCTACGAGGATGGCACGATCGCAGGCTCAACGGAGTGGGTGCTGACGGCGATGACGGAATGCGCTGCTTTCTCCGCTGATGACAGTCACGATAACGACGACATCCTCGATACCTGGATGGACGCAATCGACGACAACCTGATTTCCGGCCCGCAGCCGATGGTTATCGACCCGAATCAACTCAGGAGAATTTAAGTGTGGTGGTTTAAAAAGAAAGAAGTCGCCGCGCCTGAGCCGGCAAAAGAACCTGAAGCACCGAAGGTCGGGATCAGGCCAGAGGCCGTGGCCGAAGTCCGCGCATTACCGAAAAGAGAGTTTCAGCGCTACGAGCCGCCGAAAGGGGTGATCCCCGAGGCTATCAAAAGCGCCATTCTGGCAATGGACTCCACGCCTTACGATGCTCTCAATGCTGCGTATGGCGGCTACGGCTACGGCGACTTTGATAGCTTCCCCGGATACCCGTATCTGGCCACGCTGGCGCAGAAGCCTGAATATCGCAAGATGGTCGGCACCATCGCGGAGGAAATGACCCGCAAATGGATAAAGCTCAAAACTGTCGGCGATGAAGACAAGGCGGATCGGGTAAGAAAACTTGAAGAGGCCATGAAGCGGTTTAAGGTGCGCGAGCGCTTTAAAGAAGCCGCAGAACACGATGGTTACTTTGGCGGTGGCCAGATTTACATCGACGTTCGTTCGCCGCGGGGAATCTCCGCATGGATGGACGACAACGAGCTGCAATCGAAGCTCTTCATGAGCGACAAGAAAATCACGAAAGGCAGCCTGCAGGGGTTCAGGGTTATTGAGCCCATCTGGACCTATCCGGGGATTTATAACTCCGACAACCCGCTGAGCCCGGATTTCTACAAGCCGACTCAGTGGTTTGTCATGGGCCGGACCGTACATGCAAGCCGGATGATTGATTTCGTCTCGCGGCAGGTGCCTGATCTGCTGAAAGCATCGTATAACTTCCGCGGCCTGTCTCTTTCGCAGATTGCCGAGCCATACGTCAATAACTGGCTTCGCACCCGCGACAGCGTCAGCGACATGATCCACTCGTTCTCAGTTCCGGTAATCGGAACAAATATGAGCACGATTCTGCAGGGCGGTGGGGCAGATAGTCTTCTGGCAAGGCTTGATGTCTTCAACCGATGCCGTGATAACCGTGGCGCATTCGCAAAAGACAACAACCCTACCCAGCCAGAAACGGTTGAGTTCGTTAACGCCCCGCTTAACGGCCTAGATGCCCTGCAGGCACAGTCGCAGGAGCACATGTCAGCGGTTTCGAGCATCCCGCTCGTCAAACTACTGGGCATTACTCCAAATGGCCTTAACGCAACGTCTGACGGCGAAATTCGCGTTTTCTACGACTACATTCACGCCCTGCAGCAGTCTGTTTTTAAAGACAACCTGAAGCGCGTGATGGACATCATTCAGCTCTCTGAGTTCGGCGACATTGACGATGGCATAACCTTCGACTTTGAGCCGCTGTACGAAATGAGCGCTAAAGAGCGGGCGGAAATTCGCAAAGTAGACGCTGACACGGACGCTGTCTATGTGGCCGCCAGCGTGCTCTCTGGCAACGAAGTCCGCGAAAAAATCGCCGATGACCCGGACTCTCCCTATCACTCTCTGGACCTGAATGATGACCTCGAAATCGAAGACGACTACGACGAAGAGGAAGAAACAGACCCTGACGATAAGGGCGGTTCATCCTAACGCTGGCGTCGAAGCATGGTACCGCCGACAGCTTGATAAGCAGGTGCAGGAAATGCAGGCATCTGTTGTCTACTGGCTGTCGGCAAACTATCGGGCCAGCGGCGCGGCTGTCGCCATGGATGCATCGCCTGCAGTGATGATGCGGAATGCCATGCAGAAACTGGCTAAGCGCTGGACGCGGCGGTTTGATGACATGGCGCAAAAGCTGGCCGACAGATTCGCTAACGACGCCATGAAAAACGCGGATGCGTCACTGGCCACAGCCTTCAAAGATGCGGGGTTTACTGTCGAGTTCAAGATGACCTCGCAGATGAATAACGCTCTTCAGGCGACCATCGCCGAGAACGTCGGCCTTATCAGATCCATCCCCGAGAAGTATTTCACCGAGGTGGAAGGGCTGGTTATGCGGTCGGTAGCGCGTGGGCGCGACTTGTCCTATCTCACCGATGAACTCCAGAAGCGATACGGGATTACCCGGCGCCGTGCGGCGTTCATTGCCCGAGATCAGAACAACAAGGCTACCTCAGTCGTTCAGTCTGCGCGACAGCAGGCGCTCGGCATTACCCAGGGAATATGGAAGCACTCCCATGCAGGTAAAAAGCCTCGCCAGTCCCATGTGAAAGCCAATGGCAAGCTGTTCGATCTCTCGGAAGGGATGCTCATTGATGGCGAGCACATCATGCCAGGCGAATTACCAAATTGTCGTTGCACCTGGGAGGCTGTCATTCCAGGGCTTTTAAAACAGGATTGAGCAATGAACCCCACAGAGTGCTTAGCTTTCGATCGCGCCTCTGTGCGCACCATCGACGCAAATGGCCGCCTTCAGATTTCACGAACGAATATCAGCAAGGCAAACGTCAACGCCTACTACGGACGAGAGATACCAAGAAGCGAAGAGCTTGGGCTCGAACCCAACAAACTTTACCGGCTTTGGCGCCACCCGGACGAGCTCCGGAAAGCAGCCAAAACCTTCAATAACATCCCCGTGCTCAGCAAGCACATCCCCGATTTTCCCACCGACCCACCCAATGAATTTCGTGTTGGCGTGACGCACTCCAATGCGGAGTTTGACGGCACGTATCTCACGGTTGGTATGTCGATTTGGGATAACAGCGCGATTGCTGGAATTGAGAGCGGAGAGCAGCGAGAGCTATCTGCATCGTACAAGTACGTCGCAGACATGACCCCGGGTGTCACCCCTGACGGCGAGCCTTATGACGGCGTTATGCGTGACATTTTCGGAAACCACGAAGCGCTGGTCCCTGACGGCCGCGCAGGGCCAGATGTACTGGTCGCAGATTCATTACCACCGGAGCTTAATCACATGCGTAAACATAAGGTAGCGGCGATCCGCGCCACCCTTAAGCCACTTCTGGCGCAGGATGCAGATCTGGAGGCAGAAGTCCGCAAAGCTCTTCTGGCTCTTGATGAGGCCGAAAAGGAAGACGAAAAAGAAAACAAAACCGCCGACGATGAAGACGACGACGAGAAGGACAAGAAAAAAACGGCGGATGATGAGGACGACGAGGAAGACAAGGACAAGAAGAAAACCGCCGAAGATGAAGACGATGAAGAAGACGACAAAGTCTCCAAAACGGCGATGGACTCTGCGATTCGTCTGGCAGCCGACAGCGCAACTAAAAAGGCTGCGGAAAACTTCCGGAAAATCCGTGAAGCCGAGCAGGTTGTCCGCCCGCTGATCGGCGACGTCGTTGCCATGGACTCAGCTGAAGATGTCTATCGCACCGCGCTTGAACAGAGCGGCGTGGATATCTCCGGCGTTCACCCGTCCGCTTATCCGGCGATGGTCAAAATGGCGATCAGCCAGAAAGAAAATTCACGCCCTGTCATTGCGCAGGATTCCGCTTCCGTCAGTGAGTTCGAAAAAGCATTCCCGACCGCTGGCAAACTGAAACGAGGTTAACATGGCAGGTTTTCAGACACGAATTAACCAGTATCCGGCCCCCGGCGTCGAAGGGGCCTTTGCTGGCACCAACCCTCACGCGACCTATCAGGCCGGCGAGGGAGCTCTGGTTGCTGGCGAGGACGGCCTGACTGTCGGCCGCTTCGCCTGGGACGTTGACGGTGTGGCTTCCAATGCCGGTAGCGGTGTTCCGTCTGGCTTTGTCCATCGTGACGGTCAGGCCTCGATCACCATCTGGCTGGGCCAGGCATCCATGCTTATCCAGCCCGGACGCGAAATCACCCTGATGGTTGCCGGTGACTTCTGGGCCAAAACGTCAACCGCTGCCACCCGCGGGCAGAAGGTTTTTGCATCCCTGACCACCGGTGAGGTGCAAGTCGCCGCAGCCGGCGCGACCGTGGCCGGTTTTATCGAGACCGCATTCTATGCCGCAAGCGATTGTGACGCTGGCGAGCTGGTCAAAATCAGCACCTGGAGCAAGTAATGAACGAATTTCAGCGACACTACGCCGCAGCCAGCGGGAAATATGGCATTGTGCTGCCCGGCGCGAAGGACTACCTGAAGCCGGAGTTTGCGGAGAATTTCGCGCTGGCGATGGATGCCCAGCCGCAAATGGTCACTGCGAATAACGCCGGCATCCCGGCCTACTTCACTAACTACGTCGATCCGGAACTTATCCGCGTTCTCGTAACGCCGATGAAGGCCGCAGAGATTATCGGTGAAGTGAAAAAAGGCGACTGGACCACGCTGACCTCGCAGTTCCCGATCGTCGAGTCGACTGGTGAAACCAGCGCTTACGGCGACTTCAACAACAACGGCATGACGTCTGCCAACGTCAACTGGGTACCGCGCCAGTCGTTCCATTATCAGACTCACACCCGCTGGGGTGAGCGCGAGCTGGACATGTATGGCGCCGGGCGTATCGGCTATGCCGCCGAACTCAACGTGGCCTCTGCGCTTGTGCTGAACAAGTTCCAGAACAAGTCCTACTTCTACGGCATCGCCGGGCTGGAAAACTACGGTCTGCTCAACGATCCGTCTCTGAGCGCTTCGGTTACTCCGGCGGCGACTGGTTCCGGCGGTGGCGTTACCTGGGCAACGAAAGACGGGCAGGCTGTATATGACGACATTTCCGGTCGCCTCTATAAGCAGCTGGTATCTCAGACCAAAGGCCTCGTAGAGCGTACCGATCGCATGGTGCTCGGCATGTCGCCGGAAATGGAAGTCAACCTGACCAAGACGAACCAGTACAACGTGAACGTCACCGATCAGCTGAAGAAAAACTTCCCGAACATGCGTATCGAAACCGCTGTTGAATACAGCACCGCCTCAGGCGAGCTGGTGCAACTGATTGTTGAGCGTCTGGGTGAGCAGGACACCGCTTACGCAGCATTCACCGAGAAGATGCGCGCGCACGCTGTCGTGGTAGAAGAGTCTTCCTGGCGGCAGAAAAAATCCGGTGGCACCTGGGGTGCAATCATTCGTCAACCGCTGGGCATCGCCAGCATGATCGGGGTGTAACATGGCCGAAACAGTAACTGTAGGATGCAAACTGCCGAACGGCCTGATCCTGGAGCAGGGCGAGTACAAAGTGGAGCTTAACGGCTCCAACTCCTCTATCGTTGTCGGCGGCTACGGCCTGACCGAAAACGTGGACAAGGAAGCCTTTGAGGCGTGGCTGGCCGTACATGCTGATCAGCCCTATGTTCGCAAAGAGCTGGTGTTTGCCCAAGCGAAAACCAGCAGCGCCCAGGCGAAAGCGAATGAAAACGCTTCGGAGAAAACCGGTCTGGAAGGTCTGGATCAGAACAACCCGGCCCCGGGCGTTGAGAAGGCGGACAAAAAATAATGGCGATCGTTGTCTTTGATGTTGCCGCATTTCGTGAGCGTTATCCGGAGTTCGATGCCGTAAGTAATACGCTACTTAATGCGTACTTCACGGAGGCAACGATTTACCTGAATAACACGGACAGCAGCCCGGTAAAAGATATCTCTATCCGGGCTCTTTTCCTGAACATGCTGGTTGCGCACATTGCGGCGCTGAATTCAGGCGTAAACGGCGAAAAGGCTTCTGGTCTGGTTGGCCGTGTGGCAAGCGCATCTGAGGGGTCAGTGTCAGTATCAGCTGACGCAGGGCCCTCAAGCGAAAGCTCCTGGTGGTATAAGCAGACTACTTACGGGTCAGCTTACTGGGAAGCCACGAAGCCTTACAGGACAGGTTTTTATGTCCCTGGCTCATCCCCTTCAATGTACCCGGGCCATTATAACCGTCGTTCATTCATCTGGAGGTAGCTATGGATGGAATGTCAGGCGGCGATAAGCTGATGGAGCACCTGCAGTCGATCGCAAAGGGGCTGTCCTCTGGCGATGATTTGAAGGTGGGCTTCCTTGAGGGGGATAAGTACCCGGACGGGACGCCGGTAGCACTTGTGGCAGCCACTAACGAATTTGGCGGCACTGTAAAAATCCCGGCGCATACCCGGGATTTGAACTTTTACGTTCGCCGTGACGGTGTTTCGCGCTTCGCAAAGCCATCAAAGGCCAATTTCGCGCAGTCAGTAATGATACCCGAGCATATCGTTACGATCCCATCCCGGCCGTACTTCAGGAAGACCATTTCTGAACATGGTCCGGAGTGGGTCGGAGAGCTCGGGAAACTCATGAAGGCAAACGATTTTGACGCCCGCAAAAGCCTGGCGCTGATGGGGGAGCGGATCAAGGGGCAGATTCAGTCGTCAATCATCGCCTTTTCTGAGCCGCCGAACGCAAAAAGCACGGTCGACAAAAAAGGGTTTAATGACCCGTTAATCGACTCGGCCCACATGCTGAACTCGGTCGACTACGAGGTGAAAGAGTGAATCTTCATTCCATAGTGCGAAGCGCCATTAGCGCGGTTAATCCTCGCGTCGAGGCGCAGATTTACCGCTCGATCGGACCAATCAAAAACCCGGATTACTCGACTTCTCCGGGCTTCGCGCCGCCGGTAACGATGATGGTGCAAAAGCAGGCGCTGAGTCAGGCTGATATCAGGCACATGGATAACATGAATATCCAGGGTGTGCTGGTCAGTATCTGGACGGATGGCAACTGGTGCGGGGTTAACAGGGATCGGCAGCAGGGCGGCGATAAGTTCGTTATCGGCAATGAAACGTGGCTGGTCGTGGATGTGCCTGAAATCTGGCCGGACTGGACGAGGGTTATCGCATGTCAACAATTGACGTAGGCCTGCAGGTCACTGAAAGCGATCTGTTTAAGGCGACTGGCGATTTCCTTTCTGTCCTCTTCCCGGATTCAGAGATCACGCAGACTCAGCAAAATCAGACCCCCATGCCGAAAGGCGGTTTCATTACTATGACGCCGCTTTTTCTGACGGACCTCTCAACCAGTGCTGTCAATTACGAGTATGACGGCGTTAGCGATTACGGGCGGGCAGAACTTCGCCGCGTTGATGAATGGCAATGTCAGCTCGATTTCTACGGAGATCAGGCGCAAAACAATGCCACCATCTTTTCGCGCATCGCCCGCTCAGAATTCGCATGTACCTGGTTCAGGGAAAACGCGAATGTCCTGGTACCGCTTTATTCCGGCCCCCCGCGGCAAACATCGATGATCAACGGCGAGAAGCAGTGGGAATCCCGCTGGACGCTTGAATTCCACGCAAACCCGCTGATTGTCGTCAGCGTTCCTCAGCAGTTTATGACAGGCGCAGATGTGATATCGCAGCCAGTCGACGTGAGATTTCCTCCGGAGAAATAATAAATGGCAATTTCGCTATCAAAAATCGCCCAGATGCTTCCCGGCGTACTGAAGGCGACAGGGACAGCTATTGATCTCAATGGCCTGTTCCTGACCGACAGCGCATATGCGCCGGTTGGTGCAGTACCCTCATTTTCCAGTGCGGATGAGGTAAAGGCGTACTTCGGCAGCGCGTCGATTGAGTACACCGCCGCGGTGCTGTATTTCGCCGCATTCACCGGTAAAACACAGATGCCTGGCAAGCTGTATTTTAGCCGATTCAATACCGCAGCAGTGGCGGCATTCCTTCGTTCCGGATCGCACGCAGCGACCACGCTGGCACAGCTCAAGTTGCTTTCTGGTACGTTGACTCTGACAGTTGACGGCACGGAGGAGACTTCTGCGGCTATCAACCTCAGCGGCGCCACCAGTTTTGATAACGCGGCAGAGCTGATTGAAACCGGCATTGGCTCCTCGGTTGTAGTGACCTGGGATAGCGTGCTGAAGAAATTCATCATCACCTCTGCCACCACGGGCGTGGATAGCACCATTACCTTTGCCGATGAAGGTACGCTTGCTACGGGTCTGAAACTGACCGAAGCGACCGGCGCGGTGATCTCTCAGGGTGCGGCGCCGGCAGTGGTTGACGATATCTTTACTGCCATTCTGGCCAAAGAGCAGGACTGGGTAACATTCTCCACGACGTTCGCTGTCACCAAAGACCAGGCTAATGCGTTTGCGCTCTGGACAAACAGCCAGAACCACCGCTTTGCCTATGTCCCATGGGACGCATCAGGAACGGCAATCGTGGCGGGCAGCTCGAATGCACTGGTGTACGACATCATCAACACCTACGCCTATAACGATACCTGCCCGGTGTATGGTTACCCGAACCACGCAGCAAATGCGATGGGGTTTGTGGCCGCGCTGAACTTCACGCAGGCCAATGGGCGCTGTTCGCTGAATGGTCGTCAGGTGTCCGGCCTGTTGCCGATGATCAGTAACGATACTGATTACGAGGCGGCCAAGGCCAACGGTTATAACTTCTACGGCAACTATGCCTCGAATGCCGTCGAAACCAACCAGTGGGCACCCGGCTCTATTACCGGTGATTATGCCTGGCTTGACGCATGGGCTGGTCAGGTATGGGTAAATGCTCAGTTGCAGGCGGCTCTCGTTGCGCTGTTCCAGCAGGCGAGCAATCTGCCCTACGCAGCAGCCGGAAAAGCTCGCATTGAGTCGTGCATGAAGCCGACCATTGAGCAATTCAGGGCGTGGGGTGGCATGACGGCGGGCACCGATCTTGACCAGTCGCAGATCGACCAGATTAACGCCATCGCTGGCGTCGATGTTACGGATTCGCTTATGGCTGAAGGGTATTACGTCTACATCGGCCCGTTCACCCCGGCAATGCGCGCCGCGCGTACCAAGCCAACGGTTTACTTCTGGTACACCGACGGCGGGATCATCCAGGGTATCACCGTTAACAGCACGGAGGTGCAGTAATGGCCGGTCAAAATATTACGGCGGCTGACGCCATCATTGAGCTGGTAATCGCTGAGCTCTACCCGTCAGGGTTTAACCTGGAACAGTTCGAAGCACAAAACATCTTCGAAATGGGTGATACCGACATGGCAGAGTACCAGCGTACTGCTGACGGTAAACTGCTGGGTGGTTTTGTTTATGGTGATCTGCCGTGGACTTTCCATCTGGCGGCATCATCCCCGTCGATTAAGTACATCGACAACTGGCAAACCACGCAGATGACCACGCGGTCTGTGCTGCGTGTCAATGGGACTGTGATCCTGCCGTCGCTGGGTAAAAAGTACATCATGACTAACGGTATCCTGCAGCGCGCACGCCGCATGCCGTCTGCCGGCCGTGTTCTTCAGCCGGTAACTGGACTTATCCAGTGGGAAACTGTCACCCCGGCAGACTACTCAGCGTAAACAATCAGCCCGGCCAAGTCCGGGCTTTTTTATACCAGAAATAAACCTCCTGCGCGTCGCAGCGCATTTAACTCCCGAGTCTTTCAGAAAGCTGAGCCTGAGAAATGCCGTATAGGTGCGGACCTTCTCGGGGCGGCATTTCTGTGCGAACAGGCTCATCTTTCTAAAGGAAATACCGCAATGTCATACCCAACAGTTATTAACGGACTTGATTTCCGTGACCTCATTTTTGTTGCTGACAACGACCCGGTAACTGACTCGTTTATGGTGGCGAAGGCATTTGGGAAACGTCCTGACAACGTCATTCGTGATATCGAAAAGACTATTAAGGCATGCCCGGAAGAGTTCGATACAAAACTCAATTTTGAGGTTTGCTATAAAAACAATGAGTTGCAGAACGGAAAGCCGCAGAAGTTCTATCGCCTCCGCAAAGATGGATTGATGCTTCTGGTTATGTCCTACACCAAAAAAGAGGCGATGCGTATCAAGATCGCCTACATCAACGCCTTCAACTGGATGTACGCGATGCTTCAGGTTGGGCGGCGCCAGTTTGAAGAAGAGCGTAACGCCGTCATGCTGGAGTTCCTTAAAGAGAAGGATGTTGCCAGTATGTCTGGTCGTCTGTTGCGCCGGTGGGGGAAAGAGAAGAAGCCACAGCTACTTTCACGCATTGAGCAACTGGACAAGCAAGGTCAGTTGGCATTGCCCGGTTTTCCTGGTGCGCTTACCGAATCATGAAAACCACAAATTCGTGGTTTTTGAATGGCCCACTACGGTGGGCTTATTTATTGCCAGATAACTCATTCAGGAAACAAAAATGGCTCGTAAAAGCATCGTATTCACGGTTGAAGCAGATAACCGTGACAAGGGTAAGCAGTTCAAAATCACCGAAATGCCGGCGAGAAAGGCCGAAGAGTGGGCGATCCGCCTGGCGTGTGCCGTGATTGGCGCCGGCGTTACCGTTCCCGACAATATGATGATGGCCATCGGTGCTGCGGTGGCGCCGGCCCCAGCCGAGGATAACGCAGAAGCTCGCGAGCTGTACGAAAGCGTGATGGCCAGCGGTATGGCCGGACTCGCTCAGTGGGGTATCACTTCACTGGCTAAAGTTCCGTTCGCACAGTCAAAGCCTCTGCTTGATGAGTTGCTTGGCTGCGTGAAATTCCTCGGCGGTAATGGTATCGAAACAGCGCTTGTTGACGAAGGTCAGATCGAAGAAATCAGCACCTGGTCGCGCCTGAAAATCGAAGCCTTCAAACTCCATATCGCTTTTGTAGCAGCCACCGCAAGTTAGAAATTCCCCTATCCGTCCCGGAAGATTCAGATCGCGGCTTCATACAGTATGCGAATGTACCGCGCACCATCGCCGCGGTGATCTCCGGGAAAATGGCGACACTCCACGAACTGGACACGGTATACAGCGTTCAGGATATGTGGTGGCTGATAGAAATAATGACCGTGGATAACACCAACAGAGCCATAGCAGCGGAGAGTGATCATGGCAGCAACGGTAATTGACGCCCTCCTGGTTACGCTGGGCCTTGATACTTCTCAGTTCCGCAAAGGCCAGCAGGAAGTCAGTGATGACCTGAAAAAGCAGCGCGAAGATGCCAAAAAAACTGCCAAGGAAATGGCGGAGCAGGGGAAAAAGGCAGCAGCATTCTTCGGCAGCATAAAGACGGAATTGCTGGCACTGACTGGCGTTACCGTCACTGCCGGCGGCCTGATGAGCTTTGTGAAAAGCACTACCTCAGGGCTAATGGAGTTGTCCATTCAGGCTAAATCTTTGGGGATGACAGCCAAAGAGCTTGACGGCGTGGGCAAGGCGGCAGAGGCGGCCGGTAGTTCTGTCGAGAAAATAAGTGCAGCATTGCAGGGGTTTCAGAACGCAAAGCAACTGGCTAAGGTCGGGGTGTACGATACGCCAGTGCAGGAAGCTGCAATCCGGCTTAATTCACTGACCCATGATTCTTTCAATATCAGGGACGACTCAGCACAAACCACGTTCAGGAAAATACTGGATTCGGCAAGGAAGGTTACCGATCCAGATATCCGCCGTCAGATTCTTCAGTTGGTAGGTATTGATGATGCTATCAACCAGCGCAACCAGGAAGGGCAATTCCTGCCTGACGTTGATCGCCTGACTAAAAGCTCCGGCATTACAGACGCCTCAACCAAAGGCGCAAAGGAATTTACAGCCGCATGGGCTGAATTAAACCAGAACCTTGATACCACAAAAAACCAGTTTTATACCTTCCTGATCCCGTATGTGCGCGAGTTCAATGGCGTACTTCGTGACTTATCTGACTGGATGAAATCTCACCCTAAAGAGATGAAAGCCGGTATTGATGCGTTTTTCGGCGCCATCAAAGACGTGGCGGCTGCAGCCAATGATGCAGCCGACGCAGTGGGAGGGTGGAAGAATGTTATTGTCGCGTTGCTTGCTTTAAAGGTTGCATCATGGTTTAGAGGGATTGCGTTTGCGCTAAGTGGTCCGGGTGGTCTCATTTTTGCCATAACTGCGCTCTATCCAATAATTGACGGGCTCCTGTCGAAGATAGTGAGCAAGGAAAATAAGGAGTGGATGCAAAATCACGGTATTTTCTGGACCTCTAATGGAGAGTTTTTCCTTAACAAGAAAGACGCAGAGGAAAGGCAGCGGCAAATTGACTCCGGCGCTGTTCCTAATGGCTCACAGAGGACTGTTCCTAATGCCTACCAGCAGGCAATGATGGATACCCAAATGGATTTGTCTACGGCAATGAAATTGGATGTAGGCCAATACCAGCCTAACATCCCATTAAATGCCAAAGCAGCAAAATTGGGTATTAAAGGAAAATCATTCTTGCAGGCAATGGCGGGTGAGTTCGGTGCGCTGGAGGGTAAATATGACCTACCTGCCGGGCTGCTGTCTTCGGTAGCTGCTACTGAATCAGGTGGTGATCCGTTTGCGGAGTCGAAGGCCGGAGCCAAAGGCCTGTTCCAGTTCATGCCTGGCACGGCAAAGGATATGGGGCTCAAAGGTCGTGATGTTTACGATCCCCACAAGTCTGCAGAGGCAGCAGCGAAATATCTAAGATGGTTAATGGATGCCACTGGCGGAGATCTGGAAAAAACTCTTGCTTCCTATAACTGGGGGCTCGGAAACGTCCAGAAGAAAGGCATGGATAACCTGCCGTCGGAAACTCGAAATTACGTCCCTAAAGTCATGGCCGGAATGCGCCCCGGGGCCGGGATGGCCGTAGACCGCGCGATGCCGGGTCAGGCTGGCGGTGTTTATAACTTTTATGGCACCAAAATCACCACCCAGGCCCAGAACGTGGAACAGCTTACCAGCGACATCAAAAAGCACGGCGACAACCGTGTCATGCTTTTGGCTGGCTACTCAGGACAATAACTCATGTCGTTTTCTCTGAATGTCTCGACAGTGCTATCCGCCATTCAGGGAGGAAGCCTGTTATCCGTCCTTAACAGCGCCCTGTCGCCAACTTACCGGATCACCTATAACACCGTTGACGAGTCGCTTTTGACGGCTGCAGCCGGGCAGGAGGTTTTCTCTCCTTCCGGCTGGGTTAGCGTTGATCGCTACGGTGATGCGGCAGTGACTAAGGGGCCGGTAGAAAAGGGCCGGTACACGTCCTACAACAAAGTGAAACAGCCGTCTGAACTCAGGATCATTTTTGCCCTTGAGGGGTGGACGGCTTTTTCCGGGTCACTGCCTAACCTGACCAACTTCTCTCTGCTGAGCAGGAATAATTTCATTCAGAAACTGGATGAGATGAAAAACACGGCCAGCACCTACAACATCGAGACGCCGGACACGGTGTATTACAGCTACGATCTGACCCACTTCGATTACTTTGTGGGTTCGTATCGCGGGCAGACGTTGTTGATGGCTAACTGCACTTTCGAGGAGATCATGGACGGCGGGGAAGTCATGCTTTCAAATGCTGTTATTGAAGGGCCGCCGACCAGCAATGCGAAAACCAACAATGGCGCCGCAGCATCAACGCAGGTGATCACCGGGGCGACGAAAGAGGTGACATTGAGCGATGTTAAGAATGCCTGGTCAAGTGCAGATACAACCTTATCAGACGCTCTCCAGACGACTGGGGCGGCGATTGTGTCTAACGTTAACTCGGCAGCCGAGTCGGTCTCTAAGTCGTGGGACAGCTCTTCAACTGCAGTTTCTAAGCAGATAAAAAGCACCGTCTCCGACTTTCTGGAAAAGGTGATGTGACATGCAGGAAATTAGCTTATCACCGTCACTATCCCAAAAGGTCTATGTCACGCTTGACGGCCAGAACTGCGCGATCAAGTTACATCAGCGTTCAACCGGGTTTTACGCCGATCTGTATGTCGATGACAAGCCGATATTTCAGGGTGTTCTCTGCCTGAACTGCGTTTACCTGGTTCGGTATAAATATCTGGGGTTCAGTGGCGATCTGGTTTTCGTTGATTCAAAAGGTACAGCCGATCCCTATTACGACGAAATCGGCACCAGATTCAAGCTGTATTATGCGACGAGCAGTGAGGTCGGCAGATGAGTTACAAGGAGAGAGAGCTTACCGTATCGTTCACGCTGGCCAACGGTACGTTTGACGGCGACATTGGCGACACCTTGACGGTTAAAGGTTTCAAGTGTGAGGCGGCTATATCAGCATTTGGCGGCGCTACCGGAACGATTCTTGAACTTAGCCTCTGGGGACTTTCCCTGGAAAACATGTCAAAGTTGACGACCAACGCGCAAAAGATAATCGCGTATGCACAGAACTCAATTGTCGTTTACGCCGGCGACACCCGTGTTTTTTCCGGGTCAATAACATCTGCCAGGATTAACCTGAACCAGATGCCGGACGCACCGATTGAGATAACCGCGGCGGCCGCCGGCAGGGAGCGCCTGATCCCCTGCGAGCCTACGTCCATTCGCGGCGATGCTGATGTTGCTGATATGATTCGTGCTCTTGCCTTTAAAGTTGGCCTGAAATTCATCAATGTCGACGTCAAAGCGACGCATCGGAATCCGTATTTCGATGACAACGCAATAATCCAAATATTAAAAATTGCGGCAGCGCATGACATATCTGTTGATATAGATTTTGGCACTGTCACAATTTATACAGGCAAAACACCGTCGGATTCAGTTGTTCCGTTAATTTCGCCAGAGCATGGACTTATTGGGTATCCAATATTTTATGAGATGGGGATTAACTTTAGGTGCATTTATTCACCGGCGCTAAAATTGAATACGAAGATCATCCTGAAAACAGACTTGCCACACGCTAGCGGCGAGTGGGTGGTGCAGGCGGGGACTACCCACTATCTGTCCTGTAAAGTGCCTGGTGGGCTTTGGGAGACGTTTGTTGTGGCATCTCCGGCATCTGTCATCGGAGGGGAAAGCAATGGCAACTAACCAAAAAGCTTCTGATATCTCCTGTCAGGGTAACGCGATCTTGTCCCTTATAGCCACGGCATCAAAGGGCAATGTTTTTGCAGATATTGTTCTGGTTAAAGATGTTGGTGATGGCGTTATGACTGTGCTACCTCTTGTGAGCGGCGCGAACGTTTCCGGGGGGGAGATTAAATGTCAGGAGGTATATGACATCCCCTTCATTCGGTATCAGGCTGGGAACAGCGCTGTAAAAATGACTCCCCGCATTGGCGATATTGGACTGGTAATCGCCTGTGACAAAGACACAACCAATGTCAGAGCGTCAAGGCAAAGTGGACCACCGCCAACTCAGCGGCGCCATTCATACTCGGATGCTGTTTACATCACTGCTATCGCTAGTTTGAACGATGAACCCACGGAGTTCGCTGAGTTTACAGGAAGCGGAATAAACATACAGAGCCCTGGAGTGGTTAACATCAACGGCCTGAAAGTCCATCCAAACGGGCAGCTTGAGCTTGTCGACGGTTCTATCGTTGATGGGCATACTCATGGTGGGGTAGTATCAGGAGGAAGCCGAACTGAACCCCTGGAGCCGTGAAATGGTAAGTAAAATATATTTTATCCCCTTGGTATTTTTATTATCAAGCTGTGCTTTATCTCCTACTGAGGCTATCCAATACCAAAAAGAGCATGGCTTTGATAAGCAAAAATTCAAAACAAATTCAGGTGGTACTCAGTCTGTAGACGATCTAAGAGAGATATATAAAAACGTTACTGGATTAAACCTTCCTGAGCAAAACACAAGCGAATGCCTTAAAGATAACGTCTGCTACTACAATAAATATGCCAATGTCTTCGATTCCATGATGGATAAAAAAAGAGAAAAAGAAAGAAAAGAAAACGAAGCATTTGCAGCACAGAAAGAAGCTGAGTGTCAGGCTAGTAAGGAGTGTATGGCCAAGCGTGAGATTGATGCTGCGTCTTACACTTTAAATAATGTCTACTATTCTCTAATGGCCCGATACCCATACCAGCAGGCTGATTCTGACGCCGGGGTAAGGCATATGTGCCGGGTGGCGGGGGCAGCCCAAAGGGAAGGCGTGACCCTTGAGTTTATGAAACAGCACATTAGCTTAACAGAAGGAATTGGCCCTGAAATGAGATACCAAATAATCCAGGTTGCTGAGGCCTGTTGGAAAATGAGCAAGTACGGCGTTCCGGACGGTACCACGCAGATCAAGTCGATGTACTAGCCAAAACCCACCGTCAGGTGGGTTTTTTGTTTAGCAGTTCTCTCAACTTTTCGTTCTGCTCTCTGAACTTTTCCTGTATTTCTTTTTGCATGGCGATAACCTGGGCTTGAAGTTGAACTAGCGCATCAACATTTAGCGGAACCGAGACGCTGTTAATTTTATCTGCTATTTCCCCGAGTGTATTTTCTGCATTCAAGGCATCTTCCAGTATCTGAACAATCTCTGAGTTCATAGAGCGCCCGTTTCGTTTGGCTCGTTCAGCTATAGCATCTCGCATTCCGTCAGGAAAACGGAGGTTGAACTTGTCGTAGTCTTTTACTTGTTTTTCGGCCATTGCAAATCTCTCAAAAAAAATCATGGTGCCATATTGCCATACGATTTCAATGGTGGCATCATGGCCTTCATGGTGTCACTTTGGCACCAAATAAAGGAGATTAGATAATGCAAGATACACTTTTCACTGAGCGCAAAAATATCAAACTCAACCTTCGCCTTCCATCACGGCTGAATGAAGACCTTCGCCGCCTGGCGGAAATGGACTGTATATCTCTGAACTCTGCAATTGTTCGTTTGCTGGCAAAAGGTGTTAGGGAAGAGGTGGCGAATGGTCGCTAAAAACAGCGAAGCCTCAATGGCTGCAACCATTGAGGCTTCTAAATTACCAGTTAACCACGAGAAAACTGATATGACTAGTTTAGCAATTGCAGATCGCACAATCAATGTTCCATTCCACGGAACAAATCTCTTTTTGGTTGGAATTAACAATGAGCCTTATGTTCCTATGAAGCCTGTTGTTGAAGGTATGGGGATGGTTTGGGCTGCTCAATTTGTTAAGTTAAAACAGAGGTTTGCCAAAGGTATTTCGGAAATCGAAATACCTTCTGCTGGCGGTAAACAGTTAATGACATGTCTTGCCTTTCGTAAATTTGCGGCTTGGCTTTCAAGCATTCAACCAAACAAAGTCCGCCCTGAAATCCGCGACAAGGTAATCCAGTATCAGGAAGAGTGTGACGATGTGCTCTACGAGTACTGGACTAAAGGCCATGTGGTTAACCCGCGCAAAGCTAAAAAGGTGTTGCCGGGTAAAATCACCACTGAACAGCAGGAAGCTATTAAACAACTCGTCATGAGTCGCGGTCAGTCTCTGCCAAAAGAAAAACAGGCGAAGGCGATGATCACTATGTGGTCGTCACTGAAATCTCATTTTGGCTGTTCGTACAAAGAAATCAGTGAGGAGCAGTTTACCGAAGCACTGTCACTTGCAGCTCGAGTTCCACTTGAAGGTGAGTTCATTGGCAAACAAGAGAAGAGCACCAACGAGCTTTCTGCAAAAGAAGCAAACAGCCTTGTATGGTTGTGGGATTATGCTAACCGATCACAGGCATTATTCCGCGAACTGTATCCGGCATTAAAACAAATTCAATCGAACTATTCCGGAAGATGCTACGACTACGGTCATGAGTTTTCGTATGTTATCGGAATGGCGAGAGACGTTTTAATCAACCACACACGAGATGTTGATATCAATGAGCCAGACGGACCAACGAATCTTTCCGCATGGGTAAGACTTAAGAACAAAGAGTTGCCGCCTTCACTGCATCGCTACTGACAATTGACAACTTAACAAACCCAGCTTCGGCTGGGTTTTTTTATGGGCGAAATCCATGAAAACAATCTCTCTCAAACTCGATCCCGACACCTGGGATCTTGTCCTTGATGAGCTGGGTAATATCGCCACGGTTGAAAACCCCTACGCCTGCGCTCAGGACGTAGCGACGGCATGCCTGGCTATACGCGGCGAGTGCATTTACGAAAAAGACACCGGCGTTAATTACAAAGAGCTGCTTAACGTTAAGGCCAGCACTGGCGCCATGGCGGCCGCGCTTCAGGTTGAAGCGTTGCGGATGAGCTATATCGCGCGAGCTGAGCCGACGCTGATTAACAACCGCGATACGCGCCGCACTACCGGCGTTATTGCGATCGTGGATACCAACGGCCTGGATTCCAGCGTCACCCTGTGAGGAAAAAATGACGACAATCTCTACGGCGGTACCGGCCGTGACCTTTTCCACCACTGGCCTTGATGTTCCGGATGAGGGAGACATTCTTGCCGGGCGTATAGCAGATATTGGTTCTGCATTCGGGACGGCGATGAGCACGAACCTCAAGACGCCACAGGGGCAACTGGCTGTCACTGATACTGCAATCATCGCAGACAAGAACGATCAGCTTCTGGCTATCGTCAACAACATGAACCCGGACTTTTCCTCCGGAAGATTTCAGGATGGCATTGGCAGGATTTACTTCCTCGATCGTATTGCTGCTGCGGGTACGGTTGTAACGGCCACATGCTCCGGCGTACCGGGAACGGTTATTCCGGCACAGTCCTATGCAACAGACGATAACGGTTATATGTACGTGTCCCTGGCGGCCGGAACGATTGGCGCAGACGGGACGGTAAAAATTGAGTTCCAGAACCTGACTACCGGTCCGATAGCTTGCCCCATCGGTACGCTGACAAACATCTATGTCGCGGTAAGTGGCTGGTCGAGTATCACCAACGAGACCGCGGGTGTACCGGGCTCGAATGTTGAAGGGCGATCTGCATTTGAGTATCGCCGTCGCCAGTCAGTGGCACGTAACGCCTTCAACACGGCGGCGGCTGTGCGGGCTGCTGTCCTGGAAGTCGACGGGGTGCTTGATGTTTATGTGATCGACAACAAAGAGCCGACTTCCGTCGAAAAAGGTTCCACGAATTACACACTGCTGGCCAGCTCGATTTATATCGGGGTTTATGGCGGGGCAGTAGCTGAGATTGCAGCGGCCATCAATAAAAAACTCCCCCCGGGCACCGTTATGAACGGTGACACCACCGGGACCGTGCAGGATACCGAAAATTATGACGCCCCTTATCCGGAGTACACCTACAGGTGGAAAACGCTGGACGCGGTGAGTGTTCATATCAAGGTGGAATATGAGGAAAATGATGGCCTTCCGTCAGATATCAACGCGCAGATCAGAACGGTCGTCCTGAATGCCTTTACCGGCGCAGATGGAGGTACCCGGGCGCGTGCCGGCGCGCGAATTTATGGCAGCCGCTATATCGGACCCATTCAGGCGCTCGATGCACAGAACATGAACGTTCTTTCTGTCCAGATCTCTCTGGACGGAACCACCTGGTCTAGTGCGCTGACTATGGGGATAGATCAGGAACCGACCCTCGATGCGACAAACATCATAACGGAGGCGGTAAGTGAATAATGTCGACTGGACGATCTACGCGCAGTACGTGAACTCAACCAGCCTGCGGTCACTGATTGACACATTTAACGCTTCTGTAGCGCCAGAGGACTGGATAGACACGTTCTATGACCTCGTATTCAACATCGAGACCTGTGGTGATTACGGGCTGATGTGCTGGGGTAAAATCGTTGATGTAGAGCGCTTGCTGACTGTGACGCCATCCCAGCAGTTTCTGGGGTTTGGCGAAGCGACCAGTACCCCGGCAGAACTCACCGACCCGCAACCCTTTAACCAGGCACCTTTCTATACCGGCGTACAGGACACGAATACTGTCGTCCTGACCAATGAGGCATACCGCAAGCTGATCATGTGCAAAGCGATGGCGAAAATCAGCGACTGCACCGTGCCGGTCATGAATCGCATGCTGATGTACATGTTCGGAGCCAGTGGGCGAGCTTACGTGCGTGACGATGGAAACCATGTCATGAGCTACGTATTCGAGTTCCAGCTTTCCGAATCTGAGCTGGCCATAGTGCAAAGCTCCGGCGCGCTTCCTTCCCCTCCCGGGGTAAAAGTTAACATCGTTCAGGAGGTCTGAATTGAATAATTCAGCCATACCGTCACGTCTGACGGTTGTATTTTCTGCGAGCGGCGACAAAAACACGATCCCGGTCAATTCCACCTCTGAAACGCTGGCCGACGGCCTGGCGGCTATGGATTCCGGTTTCCCGCCGCTGACCCGTATCGCACTTTCTGCCGGCGGTAAGCCGCCAAAGGGTCAGGACTTTAACGGCATTTTTAATGATCTTTACACTCGCCTGCAATGGTCGGATGCCGGGATGGGGTACCCCTTTAACGCAGATTTCAGAACAGCAATTTCAGGCTACCCTAAAGGTGCGGTGATCCCTTCCAGCGATTACTCGGTGTCGTGGCTCAACACCATTGACTCCAATAACACCGCACCGGAAAAAACCGATGCAACGGCATCTGGCTGGATGCCTTCATGGGGATGCGGAGCGGCCAGCATTTCAATATCGACGGCTAACGTTAACGCCACCGATCTGCAGGCTGCTAACCCACGGCTAATTCTCACCGGCGCGCTAACTGGTAACCGGATCCTATATCTCCCTCCATGGGTGAAAGACTGGACCATCGAAAATAACTGCACCGGCAGCGCTTACTACGTTCAGTTAAGTACCAGGGCGGCGGGCGCAACAGTTGTCAGCAAGCCAGGAACGGTTACGCAAATCCACTCCGATGGAACCAACGTAACCTCCCTTTCGAAGCCTCACGGAAACATCGCTTACGCAGTCAACGGGACGTATTCGTTCGTCGTGCCTGCAGGGGTGACGCGCATTCGTTACACCGTGACGGGTGCAGGCGGATCCGGAAGCGGTTGTCAGGCGTCCTCCTCAAGTGAGTCCTATAGCGGTGGCGGTGGCGGGGCTGGCGGTACAGCTTTAGGCTGGCTGGACGTTGTCCCGGGAACGACCTTATCCGTTGTCGTCGGCAAAGGCGGTGCAGCGGTTTTAGGTGCCGTATCGGGCAATGACGGCGGTGACTCTTCTTTGGGTGGGATCATCTTCGGCCGCGGTGGAAAAAAATCCAACAAGGCCAGCATCGTGAACAGCGCCGGTGGTGATGGCGGTGTTGCGTCAGGTGGCGATATCAACATTCAGGGTGGCACTGGTCATGACGGCCAGGCTGCGACCAACATGCTTACCGGTTCTGGCGGGGCTTCGTTCTGGGGTGGCGGAGGACGCAGCGGCGCAACCGGCGGTGTGAAAGGGAAAGCAGCAGGCTCTGGCGGTGGTGGTGCTTACGATATTGATTTCAGCGGAATAGCTTACCCGTCCGGCGATGGCGCCGATGGCATTGTGCATATCGAGTGGTAATAACAGGAAAAATTATGGCGACTACCGACACACAGCAAACGGCACAGTTCGCGGCAGAGGCGTCCGTGAGTGCCGCAGAGGCAAAGCAGTACCTGATCGAGGTCCAGCAGGGCTATCAGGATATTAGCGCCACCACTCAGGAAGCGATTAATGCTGCAACTGCGGCTGAAGCTGCCAAGAACTCAGCAGAAACGGCCGAACAAAGTGCTGCTACTTCGGCCGCTGCCTCATCCGAATCGGCAACGGCAGCCGCAGGTTCAGCTGCGCAGGCTGAAGAGTACAAGAATGATGCCTCTGAATATGCACGGAATAAGTTCACATTCTATAAAACCTCAAGCGATCCTGATGGCACTATTGCCGGGCTGGCCGCAACGACTGAAGGGCAGTCATTCTGGGTAGCCCAAGGTCCAGATGCGCTTTCTGCTGCATGGCAGTATCAAAACAAAGCAGGCGTGGCCGTATTGCAGGCAAAGCAGCCGGGTACAGCGGCCATAACAGGGACAATCCGCGAGTTTCCGACGCTGGCTGCGGCGCAGGCAGATGCAGACGCTGGAAATATTCCTGTTGGGTCAAATGCTTATTATCGCACTGACAATGACGACACGCTCGCTATTGAGGTAGTAAACGTTGACGGAACGCTGCAGCCTACCGGACGTCAGATGCCCTCAACGTGGATATTTGCAGGGGTAAGATTTCTTAGTGGATACGGAGATGAAAAATTCGTAATCATAGGCACTGATTATCAGGTCCTTGAATACGGCAATGATAGCGACAGAATGCGCGATGCTGGGGCAGATATCAAATATGGTTACGGTATCCCAGGCAAGCCATTATCTGTAATGGGAAGCGATAACCAGATGGCATCTTTTTTAACTACTGATTCTTTAGAAGATGCCGGATGTTCTATTTTAAAGGGCTACTCATCTTCGCCATTCGCTATTCTCGGAAGCGACGACCAATTGCTATTGCCGGGGTCAGGAGGTTCTCAGGCTGCATCAAGCTTGCCAGAGACTGGTCTTCTTGATTACATGATCGCGATGCAGGAAAGGGCATACACAGGAGGATATCTAACTATTTTTTGTCAGGGTGACTCTCTCACTGCAGGCACAGGGGGATTGGGTGCCATTGACGCTATGTACAGCCTTTTTGCAGCAAATCTTGGGCATGGGGGTATCGGTTATTTTGCACCGTCAAACGATAACACAGCGTCAAGAGATCTGCTGAATATGGAGTTAGTTTATACTGGCTGGGTCGATAACCAGACCTATGGGAAAAAATGTGCACCATTGAGTTTTGCTCTAGTACCGTGGGCTGGACGAACTAACCTGTTTTTTCGCGTAAAAGATTCGGCCCGCAGCAACCCCATTTATCAGCACGACGTTGTCGAGGTCGGTTTTACTGGTACCGGAGACGCCGGAACATCTAGTCAGTTCCGGTTCCGTGCAACCGACAGGAATGACGATGGTTCCACCGGCCCGGCGGGTTCAGGGGAATGGCAAACAGCCACAATACCGAATAACCCTGAGGGTAGCGAAACGATAACAATCGTTAGGGTGGAGGGTCTGGGGCCGAACTCAGGTCGATTCGCCCTGGAAATTGAACCTCCCGCATCTGGTCAGGCAGGCTATCCTGCCCTGATCAGCTTCAATTGCATCAACTCTGCTGGCGGCGTCAGAGTCATTCGTTACGCAAGAGGAGGTGCAACATTTCAGTATTACCTGAATCAAACAGCGTCTTATCAGCAATACTGGATACAATATTTTCAGCCGGATGTCGCGTTTATTAATCTTGGGGAAAATGATTATGCTCTTTCTGACACAGATTTTCTCAACGGATATAGTGCAATAGTTGAACGTGTTCAATCAGCGATTCCTAAATTGCCTATTTTCCTTGAGCGCTGGTATAGCGACAATCACATTAAGCGTGAGAGCGTTTTTGATAATATCCAGTCAACCTATAAAATGCTGGGATTCAATGTAAGAGACCTCATAAAGAATTCTAATTTTGCATTTCAGAACGGCTATGCATATTCGACAACAAATCCCGCAGACCCACATCCTAACGCCAGAGGTGCCAGAATTATCGGCGCGTATCAGGCAAAACGAGTACTGCTGAACTACGCCGTACAATCCCTAAGAAAATAAGGAATACACCCATGGCAATTTGTACTTTTTTACAGGTTCCAAACGCCGTTAATAGCGGTATTCAGTCCACCTATACCGAGCGCGATGATAAAACAGCCAGGTGGAACCCTTCGCACTATTTTGACTGGCGAGTATCAACTCTTGCAGACCGCGCTGGCGATATGAATATTGCATTAGGTTCTGCAATCTCAGCGTCGACGCTGAACGGAATCAAGACGATGAAAAGTGCGCTAACCGCAAATGGCGGCGTCACATCTGAGAATGTCTACCCTGCTACAGCGGAAAACGGCTATTGCTACGCCTTCGCTTTCAAGCGAGATAACACCACACAAGCTACCTTTTTAATCGCGGGGCCCCATCTGCGGCTACAGGCACAGACAGATAACAAGCTCTACTATTACAAAACAGGGTCATCAACCCAGCAGGGAGGGGTGACCTTATCCACAGGCATTGATCTTGTGATCGTGAACTACGACCCGATAACTGACACCGAGACGGTGTATGTCAACGACGCGACCATAACCGTAGCCGCGGCATCGTCTATTACCTACCAGAATGCTCCGCTAACGCTGGCGGCGACTGCCGCGAATAACGTTAACTATGCGGAAGTTCTTATCTTTTCAACTTCGAAGACAACATCAGAAATTTCACAAATAAAATCATACTATAGAGACCAGTACGGCAACTGATTGTCAACCACTTGAGCTTCCCTTCTAATAAAACTACTGTATATAAAAACAGTATTTATCGGAGGGAAGACATGCATCGACAGTCAGACATCAATCAGGCATTCCGCGAGTCGGTATTGCGCAGTTCTAAGGGGTTCCAGTACCTTCACACCCGCGACTTCATTACCGCGCTGCGCCGGCGTAGCATTCACTTTTCCGAGGTGGAGGCTAACGCCTGGATCGCTCGCGAGCAGTCTTACTTCATCGATAAAACGGCAGAGCATAGTGAAAACCGCCTGTGGATGATGGCCAACATGGGGAGGGTGATCTAATGGGATTCCCTTCACCAGCGACGGACTACGTCGAGCAAAGGTTGTCTGTTAACTCGATCTGCAATGTCGGCCCAAACACGCTAGTTTTCGAGCGATCTGGTGGTTACGTTGTACTAGATATCTCCCTGAAGCCAAAGCAGGGTAGCCAACTGCTTATACAGCATGGCGGCGGGACGGAGCTTGCCAAGCTGAGAGGAAGATCACTTATTACCGAAGATGGCGAAGTGATCGAGGGTGAAGCCCTGGACGATGTTACTGTCATCGGCGTCGTGACATTTACTATCTGCGATGTTCGTTCTGATAATTCTATTATTTAACTGGGGTATATATGGCGCTGAAGCTATTAGCCAATAATAACGCAAAGAGTGTTCTCGCTGCGGGTATTAGTGCGTCCGCTACCGTTATTACCGTGGGAACTGGAGCGGGGGCTTTATTCCCTTCTCCTGTATCTGGGCAGAGTTATTTCAAATTAACGATAACCGACGCGGCCACGAAAACAATTTCTGAAATTATGCACGTAACGTCTGTATCCGGTGACGTGATGACAGTAATTCGTGGTCAGGAAGGAACAACGGCACGCGTATGGTCAACGAATGACATTGTCGCGAATTTAATGACAGCCGGATCATTGTTATCGTTCCTGCAGATCAGCAATAACCTGTCAGAAATTAAAGATGCCGGTGAGGATGCGGTAAATGAAGCCCGTTATAACCTCGGAATATCTGATTCCTCTGGTTTTGTCGGGCGTTCACTTGGCGCTCCAAAAGCTTTCTATGCAAACGGAACCTATACGCGATCTCCTCTGGCCCGTTATGCAAAAGTAACGTTGACAGGTGCCGGTGGCGGCGGTGGCGGCTGCCAGGCCTACAACAATACAGAAACCTTCTCCGGTGCTGGCGGCGGCGCGGGCGCGACCATTATCGTATGGGTTGACCTGTCTGCTGCCAGTTCTTATGCGATTACTGTCGGCAAGGGTGGTAAGGGCGGAGTTGGCGCAGTAAGTGGTGCAGATGGTGGGGCCACCTCGTTTGCCAGCCTGTTCTCAGCTCCTGGCGGGAAAGGCGGCGTGAAGTCAGGCGTGTCCAATACCGCCGGCGGCGCCGGAGGTACGGCGGCGACCGGAGATATCAGGATCAACGGTGGTACCGGCTCAGATGGACAGACAGGCTCAAGCCTTCTGACGGGCAACGGCGGGGCGTCGTATTTTGGCGGCGGTGGCCGGGCGGGTTCTCAGGCCGGTATTGCTGGCGCAGCTCCCGGATCCGGTGGTGGTGGCGCGTATGACCTTGGGTTTACCGGTGCGGCATTTACCGGTGGTGATGGTGCTACTGGCATGGCGATCGTGGAAGAATTCGCGTAATGGCTTACACTCCTGCACGACCATCGATGTAATCAGCCCACCACTGCATCATTTCTCTGCGCTTATCGAGATACTGAGCATGGTTGTAAATTCCGCGCACAGATCCGCCGTTGGCATGTGCAAGTTGCACTTCAATAGCATCAGCAGGCCATTCGTGCTCGTTCATAATCGTGCTGAATTCATGCCTGAATCCGTGACCGCTTTCCAGACCCTCATAGCCGATTTGTTTGATCACAAGCAATACCGCGTTCTCGCAGATTGGCTTCTTCTTATCGTTGCGTCCGGCAAAAACAAACTCTGATACTGGTTTAGTGATGGAGCTTAGCGTAGTGAGAAGTTCAACCACCTGGTCCGACATCGGGACCACATGAATCTTGCGTCCCTTCATCACGCTGGCGTCGATGGTGATAATCCTGTTTTCAAAATCGACGTTCTTCCATAGCATGGAACGAAGCTCTTTCGTTCTTAGGGCTGTGTAGCGTAAAACTTTGGTCGCAATGAGCGATACGATACTTCCTGAAAATGTTGCCAGTGCTTTGTTGAATGCCGGGATCTGGTCTGCAGGAAGAAACGGGAAGTTCTTCTTGCGGTATCCTTTCATGGCGTCAGCAAGGTCAGGTGCCGGGTTATATTTAGCCCTGCCGGTGACAATAGCGTAACGGAAAACCTCGCCGCATCTTCTGCGGGCTTTGTTGGCTCGCTCCATTGCACCGCGATCTTCAAATCTGCGGATTACTTCCAGTAGTTGCATCGGCTCAATATCCTGAATTTCAAGGCCGCCGATGATAGGTAAAATGTCGTCATCAAACATTTTTGCAAGTTCATTTGCATAGCCTACTGACCAGACTTGCTTCTTGTGCTCGTACCATTCCTTGTAAATCGCACTAAATGAATTGTTGTTAGACGAAGCCTTTTTCGCCTTTACCGGATCGATGCCAACCGAGATGTCTTTCCTCGCAGTCCATGCCTTATCCCTTGCCTCCTGCAAAGTCATTAGCGGATATTTTCCTACGGTTAGGACTTTCTCCTTACCGTCAATCTTGTAGCGAAGCTGCCATACCTTTTTCCCGGATACAGGGACATAAAGGTACAGTCCATTACCATCGAGAAGGCGGTATGGTTTTTCTTTCGGCTTTGCTGCTTCAATCTGCTTAACGGTGAGCATGGGTAAAAATCCGGTGGGTAAAATTATTTTATCCACTTTTTACCCGTCATGTAGTGCGGCTGTCAACGATCTGACGCGAACCATGACGAACTGTAAATCTACGGAAGGCTTGATATTCAGGGGATTTTACGGACTGGTACGGATGGGAGCGAACTGATAAATGGTGTCCCCTGCAGGAATCGAACCTGCAATTAGCCCTTAGGAGGGGCTCGTTATATCCATTTAACTAAGAGGACAATGCGGCATGAGTATACCCGCTAATGGACTGCGGGGTAAGTACGCTGCCGCTCGATTGCTTAAACCCTCGCCATTTATGCTGGGTTTTTATCATTTTTCTTAATGTTTTCCGCACGTTCTGCTTTTTGGCGTGCTTCTGCTTTACGCTTGTTGCTCATGTCGTTACGAATCTGTGCATGACTCATTAACGCGAAGATAAAGGTGCCGCCGCAGATGTTCCCCGCTAAAGTAGGTAGTGCGAAGGGCCAGATGAAATCGCTCCAGTGCAGCGTGCCGTTAAACACCAGATAGAGGATTTCAACAGAACCGACAACGATGTGGGTGGTGTCACCCAGTGCAATAAGCCAGGTCATCAATATAATCACCACAATCTTTGCCGCACCCGCAGCAGGAAACATCCAAACCATAGTGGCGATCAGCCAGCCGGAAATGATCGCGTTGGCAAACATCTCGCTGGGGGTGTTCTTCATCACATCCATGCCGATTTTGACAAATGCATCGCGAGTTTCTTCATTGAAGATAGGCATATATTCAAATGCCCATGCAGCAATACCTGTCCCGAGAATATTACCCAGCAGCACGACGCCCCATAATCGCATAAGTAAGCCGACGTTGCTCATTGTCGGTTTTTGCATGACGGGTAGTACCGCAGTCACGGTGTTTTCGGTAAATAATTGCTGGCGGGCCATAATGACGATAATAAAACCAAAGGTATAACCGAGATTCTCCAGTAAGAAGCTGCCTGGCACTCCTTCCAGTTCGACATGAAATATCCCTTTTGCCAGTAGCGAAGCGCCCATCGACAGACCCGCCGCAATGGCTGACCACAGTAGCGCCATTGCGTCGCGTTCCAGCTCTTTTTCACCATCCTGGCGGATATGCTCATGAATTGCCATCGCCCGGGAGGGGAGTCGATCTTCATCTATTTCTATTTTTTTGCCGCGCTCTTTTTCTTCGCTCTCAACTTCAATTTCGTCGCTGTGTTGATCAATTTTGTCGTTGTCCAT